AGGCAGGGAATAAACTCTTTGATGATTCGCTCAGATTCCAGTGGGCCAGCATTCATAAACAACTCCTCGCAGACGTTATGCTGTCCCTCCACCCTCCCCTTGGCGACTAGCGCTTTGCAGTCTTCGCACAACTTGGGATCGTGGCACTTGGTTTCTTTCTGACCAGCCGCAAAGCCATCCCAATAACCTTGCTCGCGCCCCTCAGCCTTGGCTGCGAGCAGGGCGTTGGTTAGCTGGCCTTTGAGGATGGGCCACTCTTGTGGGTCTGTAGGTTTAAGAGCCAACCATTCGATCAATCCCTCCAGCAACTTCTGCGCTTCAGCTTCCATGGGAAGCCTCCTACAATGGCCTTCTTGGCGATCAGTCTTCGCTTTGTTAGTCATATTAAGCAAATGCCCTTCTAGCAACAGTTTTGTCAATACAAGATTGACATTTTGGCTTAAGCCTTGTTGCTGATATTTCTGTCATTACGAACTGACCTTCACACATCCAACATAGACTGAATCTGCCAACCGCTAATTCAGATCGGACATAGTGTGTACATCCTGGTAGGACACACTTGTACACTACGAAGTTCTTGCCCATTGTTACTTTCTTATATTTATGTACGTGTTCGCTCATTATCTCTCCTTGCCAATCGAGGACCTATCATCTTCAGCACGTCGGATTATTAGTTGACATTCTTCTCTTAATCTAGATTCCAGCCAATCTTGTTCTTCTAACCAGCGCACGTAAGATATTGGCACGTCCTCAATATCTTCACCCTTGTACTTGCCAAATGTAAGTTTCATAGACGTCTCCCAACATCCCACGGTTCTCTTACTTTATAATCCCTTTCAATTTTATACTCCCTAAAGTCTGGTGTAGAAGTGCATATTGGTAAAAACGCACACCCACCAAATTTAGAGCATGATGATAAATTCATTGGCCAATCTTCTGCTTCAAGATGATATATAAGCCATTTTATCCAGTAAATACTATTATTAACCCATTCATCGATACGCGACTGCTCATAGGTCAATAAATGTCGAATGAACCTTTCATGTGGCTTCATTGACTTCTGAAAGCCAACTTCATTCTTGATTAGTCTTTGGCATCCTGTCATCCAGCAATAACCTAAGAATTGGTTGGATAAGTCAATCAGCATTCCCTTACGTTTAGCTGATTTGTGATCTACTATGCACAATCCTTCTGGCAAGGTCATGCCAGAAATGCAGATACCTAGGTCGATTACTCCCTGATAGATGAAAATGAATTGCTCATTTTCAAATAATACTTTCGTGGCAACACGTTCTATCATTGGTTGGCCATTGACTTCTATGGCCTCCCATCTATCAGAAGCATAATGTTCTGCGTAGTCTCGGAGATTATTGTGTACAATCTCGACGTCTTCACCACTTAAATTCAGCGTGGCTGATTCCTCCCACGTTGATTTGATTGCGGCTTCAATGTCTTTGTCGTTTTGGTAGTATTTCGCCAGGATTGAATGGACTAAAGTGCCGCGCTCCAGATCATCTTTAGTCTGCTGTGTGGTAATATGCTGAACAAACGCGTAGTTGTACATGCGAGGGCATAGTTGGATGCCTTCAAGCATCTGACTGTCTACGGTAATTACCCTTTTTTCCATTATTCTACTTGCTACCCAAAAAATCTTTTGTCTTTAATTTCACGATTAGCCTATGACCCTTCTTGTCGAATAGTGCTTCGACGGGGCGACCAACCATTCCTTCCATTTGGCATCGGCCTTCGGCCAGAACAGAAGGAATTCCGTGGCGGACCTTTTCAGTTGCGTCTTCAAGGGTCATTTCCCCTAAGAATGGGACGACCGGAATCCCCAACTTGGAAGCCACATCATTGACTGAATCTTGATTCAACCACCACTTACCTACCAGTATGTCAAACAGGATGAAGCGCTTCTCTTGGGAGTAGTTTCCGCCTTTCTGAATACCTGCGCCGTACCCTTCCCCGTAGAGAACTACGAATCCATCAATGGGTTCAAAACACGCCGCTAGTTTCTCGGGTGTGAACGTGTCGGTGAGGTAGCGGAAAAGATCGGCATGCAACTGGGCATTGTCAGTCTTTCCACCGAACGTCACCTTTGAGCCATCCCAGATGACGCGGACATTGGTTCCGTCAACCTTCTCCGTCCAGTGCCACGTCTTGATGCAACCGTAGACGCGGTTCTTCAGGATCAACTCGGGCTTAATCCGATGCGTCTTGTCGTCGCGCTCATAAAGTGTTTCGATCTTGTGATACTCAGAAGTCGTTTGTAGAGCAGTTTGGACTAAACTCATTTTTAACTCTCCCAACCAACTTGCAATTTAGATATCTGCTTTTCGCTTTTCAAAAGCAGCCAACCACTAAATTTGTTCGTGGCAAGAACAATTATTAGGCTCAAACAGAATAGCCATGTGAATGCCCCTCTCCACGCTTGATTCCATAACCCTGAAATTGTCATTAAATCTGCCTCAAAGAGAAGTTGCCGCCGTGTTTCTTCACGTAGTCCTCACCTTCACACTTGGCTGAGTCTGCCAAGAAATGCTCTTTGCTTAATAAGACTTTACGTGAAATGGGAGTGGCTTGCCAGTATACCTGCCAGATGTTAGAAGTCAATTCTCTTCCAACTTTTCTAGTTAAGTAATGTCTGCGCCCGTATACTATAGGTTCCATTATTGTTCTCCCAGAACTTCTTTCAGAAATGGGACGACTGGAAGCAATTTTTCAATTTCTACTATCAAAAGTAATTTCAGACGTCTGTCGTCAGGCCGACGAAATTTTTCTAATTCTCGTGGGGAGTAACAAACTCCAGCCGCAGAGAACATTCCATTTGATATTAACATTACTGGCAGGTACCCTTTTGGAATATCTTCCCATTTTGTGTTTATTGGGGCTGTTATGCCTTCTCTGTGTAGAAAGACTTCTTTTTCTTCATTTGGTGGGTTTATGTAGTATCCCATTATTTCTCCCTCTCAATACGTTTAGGAGTAACAGGCACGCGGACGGGGTTCCGCGTGGGAAATGGAATTGATACCGGTTGAGGCTTCGGTACCTCTATGATTCGTAGTGGTTTGCCTACTTCCATTATTTGACTCCTTGTTGTTGATAATGCTTAACCCAATCAGAAGCAGACATTGCTTTTAGTTTCTTTTTGGGTGGGGCTTCTAGCACTACATAAGGATACTTGCTGGGCGAAATCATCCCAGCTAACATCTTTTCTGTAAGAAATACCCTAAGAACCTTGAAGTATTGGGCACGCCCACCATATTCACACTCTATAATCTTACCGTATAGAGCTAACTCAAATGCTGCCTTATCTCTGAAGTTCCCTGACCAATACTCAATCAGTTTGTCTTGGGAGGATGTGTAGTAATATCCACAACTGCATTTTAGTTCTGGTGGTTCGTGTTCTTCTGGGAGTTTATAATAGCAAGAAGCAGGCTCATCTTCTCTAACCCCACCCGTACAAGAATAGATATTCCAATCCTCGTCCAATTCCCAAATCTTATAGCCTATTACCTGTGGTGTCTCTATCATTTGGTTTCAAGGTTTGGCTGCGCGGCTAAGTTTAGTTGTGCGGCTAACTGTTTAGCCTGAAGCTCTGTGAATGGAACTTGAATATAGTCATAACCATCTGCCACTAGCCAGTATGATTGACCAATGAATTTAACTGCTTGATATCTTAAAGATGCCACTTAGCACCACCCTTCGCTAGTAGTATTTGAGCTAGTTCTTTTATCACACTACTTTCTTCCCAATCACTCGCTACACCATCGAGTGCCGTACCAGTAATAGATCGTTTCTTCTCGACTAATTCTGCAAAAAACTCATCAATGGTCCCTACTGCGATAAAGTATGTGGCTACAGTCTTGGCCACTTTTTGGCCTAAGCGAGCCAAACGTGCCTCTGCATTTTCTTCTTTCTTAGGATTCCATTGACGTTCTAGGATTATCGACTCAGAACATACTTCCTGTAAGCCGTCTAATCCCTCACCTCCAGCAAGCGTCGAAGCGATCATGAATCGTGATCGTTCGTTCTTAATGAAGTCTTGGACTACACCATCCCTCTCGCTCATGCTTAACTGTGCTGAGAGTTCAGTACACTTGTCGTAGCCTAGCTTAACCAGCATTTCATTAAGTCTAGCTACTAGAAGTTTGGCTACGTCAAGATGATGCAGGAAAATTACTAGCTTCCTGCTGCCATTTGAGGAAAGAAACTCTTCACAAAATTCCACACAAGGATCAATCTTTGCCAAACCAGTGATATGACGTAGTTTGGTCATCTTTACTAAGATGGTATTATAACGCTCAAATGATGAACCTTCATTTGAGTTCATAGCTTCAGCAAATGCCTGGAACTCCTTCACGTAAGCTGCTTCTACCTGACCACCCAAATCACAGTATTGGTAGTTCCTACTGACTGTTGGGAAATCGTCCATTACGTCTTCAGGACTGCGCCGTATGATGAACGACGCTGTTTTTTTCTTGAATCCCTCAGGATCTCTTAACCCACCAGATTTGTAGGAATATCCATTCCAATAGTAGTCAACGTCGCGCTGAATGTATCCTGCTTCAGTTGGGAACATATCAGGGCGTATCATATTCAATATTGGAAAGTATTCGATAGTATTGTTCTCAATTGGCGCGCCACTTAGTCCCAATAAATGAGGAGCCTTGCTAACTAGTTTCCTTACGCGGCCTGTACGTTGGGACGCGGTGTTCTTAATCTGCTGGCATTCGTCTAGAATGATCGTCTTGATTCCTAGACGTTCCACCAGATCAAAATCAAATCTTCTTAATCTGTCGTAGGACACTACGTAGGCCTCGAATCCTTCTAGGACGTCTTTACTGTCGGTAATTACGATAGGAGTTAGACCTGTCCAACGCCAAATCTGGCGCGCCCATTGTGTCAAGATCATTGACTTAGCCACGACGATAAACGGCCTAGCTTCTGCGTGAATTTTCATTACTGCCAGGGCTTCTATCGTCTTACCAAGGCCAAATCTGTCGGCACAGATTACACGAATGTTACCTGTCTCCGCAAACAAGGCAAAATCCACTTGGTAAGGATATAAACTTTTATTATCGGTGGACCTAATATCTTCGTATGCTTTACGCGGAGACTCTTCCACGTACTCTGTGACCATTATATGCCCACAGGTTAAGACTAACGCACGCTTACGTCCCAAACGAGACTCTGCTTGGACGTCTGCGTGTTTCTTGCAGGCTGGGCAGGTTAGTTTAATTGCTGGCATTTTACTTAATTAACTCCCGAAATGGGAAGACCACGTTCTATTCTTCCTTGCTTTATCAGTTCAAAGGCTTCCTCGTGGGTAAGACATAATGCAAGCTGCAAGGCGTCAGCAGCTATGTCCATTTGATTCTTGATCTCTTTTGGGTTTGTTAGAACAAGTTCGTTCTTTGTAAGTTCTTTAATCATTTTTTCTTCCTGTCTTCAAGTAACTTCTGCCAGGCAACTTCTGCTCTAGCTCTATCATAATCGTGAGCGAGCATCATGGCCTGAATACCTTTTTCATTCTTATCGGCAGCAGTAATTTCTTTCTTCTCTCTTGCTTTCTTGATCTTTTCACTACTGATAAGAGACCCAACCTCTTTCCACTCCTGCCGCATACGTTGTTTCTCATCGTCGTCTAATGCGTCAAACCGCGCCGCACGTGCTTTCCTAGTACCTTTACTGCGCCCAATGTATTCTGTGGCTAATGCATCCATTTCTTTGATGCGAGCCTCAATTTCTTCATCACTGAGGTTCTTACAGTAATTTTCTTCCTCAACAATGAAAAATAATTGATTCTTGTCTAGGATGGGAGCGTTCATCATTTTCTGCTCAGAACGATGAGTCTCTAATCTCATAAACTCGTCCCTTACTTCTTGTCTAATTCGTTCGCAGGACGAACAAATGGCCTCTTCGGTTGTGAAAATCGCACAACCATGTAAAACATCTACATCCTTTGGAACGAGATTATGCGTCCAAGTCTTGTAGCATTTAGGACATTTATGATAGCACTTTGGAGATTTTCTCAAATCCCCAACTACTGTCATAACACGTCCTATGCCACAAAATTCGCATCGGGGAACAGGACCAGCACCGTCTTCGTCTACGTAGGCGGACCATGGAATTTCTCCTATGAACTCATGGGAGCAGTGGTTACAGATTCTCTTGGCATTGCTTGCTATTGAGCTTTTTTCACTAGGTGAGCTTTCACCCACTTCCGAGCCTGTTTGTCTGTCATGTCGAATGCATTCTTTGTTGCTTCCACTACTTTCTGGTGTTTCGTCTTCTTTTTCTTGGCTTTCATTTGATTCTCCTTTGGGAGTAGAGGCATCAACTAAACCCTTAATATGGCCAAACATTCTTGGGTGTTTTTCAGACAACTCTAGTTGAGCATCGTCAAACGCAGCAATCCGCGCTGTTGAATCTAAACCTAACTCCTCATTAGACTGGGGACAGTCTGGCCCTGTGTTGGCAATAAGAGGAGTTAGGATAGATTCTTCTGTTGGATTAACAGAACTTAAAATTGACGGTGACTCAACCTCAACTACCCTGGAGGGTATAGGGAGGGAGTCACCGTCAGTCTCCTGAGGTTGGACAGGAGACTCCTTTGCTGCTAGTGCAGCAGCAATTTCATCAAATGATTCATGGTGGAATGTTTTGCTTAATTCAGAAGTAAGGGATTCTGCTCCTTCTGGGTTGACGCCTTGGGCGCTTACGCTAGCACTATCACACAAGCGTGAATCATCTAATCCAGAAGTGGAAGATTCACTTTCTTTTTGTTCTCCTTGTGGGAGATTAACAGAATCCCTTGATTCCCCCTCTTTATGAACTTCCATATTATCTATAATAAGTGAGGAGGAATCAAGCGATTCTGATTCTACTTCAGGCGACAAAGAATTGGGCATATTGGCGTCTATCGGCCCTACTTCAGTTTCTGACGGAATAGGGTGATAATCTGAGGTTGGTTCTTGAAGCCTGACTTCTGATTCAAGCAGAGCAATCTCATATTTGAGACGCTGATATGTAGCAGTATCACGTCTTAAGGCTGCCCTGCTCATTTCTCGTCTTTTTTCGTCGATTGTCATTTTCCAACCTTTCCAACCTTTCCAACCAGAATTCTTCTTTGTTACTATCTAGAACAAAGAGTTTACTTCTGAGCTTTCCTTACCTTCTAGGGTTGCCCGCAGGAAACCACTAAGAGATAGTGGTAAGTTGTAAGATTTTTTTCGCTGTATAGACAAACATTCTTTTATTATATGGGTCTCTTTTAATTGAGCTATCCTCATAATCTATTCTTAATTCTACTTCTCTAAATTCAAACAAACTCTCTTGTCCTTCACCACAAAGAGTAAACACTTTTATTTTTGATTTGAGGGGTTCCTGGATCATTTGGTGGGAGAGAATCCCATTCCCATAAGCCCTAAAAAGACCTAGAACATCTTCTCCATTCTTGTCTTTCAAGAGCTTAACTAGGCAACGAGACATCATTTGTCCCCCTCTATCAGGAACAAAAATGATGGCTAGATTTGGGTCGGCACAGTGTTGTGGTATATCATCCTTAAAACAACCAGCACTAAGATTCTTACAGGTTGTAAAATGTTTACTCATACTCATTCTAGCTATGTCACTTGCTTTACAGCTAAAAATGAGTCTTCTCTCACCAAGATTCTCCAAGAATTTCGCTATTCGATCTAAAGAGAATCTTAGGTTTTGGAGAGATTTACTCAACTTAGATCCTGAGGGGATGTACTTTGTATATCTTGTCTTGTCATCCCAGAGGGTTTGAGCAGAGTTGAGTAGTTCTTCATCATCTCCCCAATAACTAGAGATGGAGTAAGATCCTTCAAGAGAACGGAGAATTGGATTGCGATGATTAAACTGAATTCTTTTGTAAAGGCCGTGTTTGCTTAGAAGTTTCTTCACTCTAGCAAAATTGCTTCGCAATTTCTTTCTCCTTTCTTGCCAATGATTCTCTCAACGTCTGTTTTCACAGGCTCTCCCTTATAAGCAGAGCGAGTTCTTTAGCTAGCGCTTCCGTGCTAAAGGTGGTTGTGCTCTGAAAAGTGATTTTAGCTCCATCAGGGAGTCTTACGTCCATTTCAATCACGTAAATGTTGTCACCTTTGCGGTAGTAAGATGCCACCGCAGAAATGATCGTTTTCGGTTTAGTCATTTTGCCTTCTTTTGTTTGATAACTCAATGCGCCCACTACTTTCACAGTTTCACTACTTTCTAAGGTAGTCATACTTGTGTGGTTTTCGTATGTGGGCGGATTCAATTATCAAATTAGTCAGTATAAATCAAACCTGCAACCACTTGGAGACCTGACTCTTTTCGATGGGCAAGCTGGTGAGTCCAGTTGCAACTGGCTTCCGAGGCCTCTACCATCATAAAGAACTACAATCCAAGAGTCAGATCTCCAAGTCGTTCCAGGTTATCCCCCTTGTCTCAGGAGAATTTCATTCGGGGCAATTCCATCCGAAATCTGGCTTCATTCCATCCCATAGCTTGCCTGATTCCGGCCAAAGAATTGTTCTAAACTGTTCATTTTCTTCAACTAAGCGCGAACCTATCCTAACATGGGGATAGGGACCTTGTCAATATGTAAGATTTACATAGTGACAATTTGTGTCAATATATGATAAATGGTAGTTTCCCATAAATCATAGGCTGACATAAAGTGTCAATTGTTTTTCATATAGAGATAGCTGTAAGTTATTGATAATAATATACATATAATATATATATATAATAATATATATATAAATATATATATATAAAACACTTAACTCATCCGAACATTAAGGGTTAGTACTACTAACTCGGTACTAGAGGGTAAACAGGGAAAAGTTACCATGTACATTTTACCATTTCCTAGCCTGCCCATACCCTTACTCCCCTACCTTTCCCCTAACCTATTGATTCTGTTATACTTAAGCATCATAAGTACGTAGGAAACAAGCCAGAACAGTATCAGAATAGGGTCAGATTCAAGTAGGAAACGGAACGAATTAATTAACCCTGGGGAAATATCTTGACCGTCAAAATAGGATTCTGGAAAGTGTCTAGTTCAGCGACAATGACGATTCGTCTTCCCTCAATTTCCAGGACAAGACAAGTGTCGTCTTGACTCACTACCTCAACGTCATTGTCCAGGAAAATGGATTCGAGTGTCATTTTAATTCACAGAAAAGAGGGTTTAACCTAATCCACCCTCAAAGGTGCTTTCCGTCGTTAGACGGCCAGTCCGCGATCAGTACGACCCTTGACAACGATCTCCCGTGCTTCGGACTCGGAGATTCCTAAAGCCACAGCAAGTGCTCGCGAGGCTTTGTCAATCTGCTTGCCAGGACCCTCTACTTGTGCCTCAAGTGTGCCGGCAAGTGCTGACCGTATCCCCAGGTCGTGGGAAGAATTGACATGCTGACAGAGAACCTCCTCTGTTTCATACTTCTTTGCTTCCGTTGACCAGTTTGCTGCTACTGCCGTGAAAATGGCAATAGCGTGGTCGAGGGTTTCGGCGTTATTCCGCTTGAAAGGCATAATGTAATCTACGCCTCCGACGGTACGCTTGAGTTCCTTCTCAACCACTGGTGCGTCAGTTGTAACAGTCTTGTCTACCGTAGGTAGACGAGTTGCTTGTGTTTCAGCCATTTATTCCTCCTTTCATCTCATATAAGTAAATTGACGTTTTGAGATACGTCAAAGTGTTCAAAAAGCGAACGATTCTGATCTTTGTTAGGGTGTAAGATCTATTTTACCAATTTACACCATAACCACAGTTTGGTATATTCTGTGCTAACAAAGATCAGAATCCTTCGCTTGCTTCCATTCCTTAAGCATACCTTAAGGCTAAGCAAAAGTCAAGGTATTTCTTTGGGAAAGGGGATGGCATAAAATGGTATCATGCCACTTTTTGTCATCCCCGCGCCTTAAAGATTCCGCCATTGAATGCCCGAAATTGTCTTTCTTGCCTCTTTTGGGTTCGACGGCGCAAGGTTAATCGACGCCGCTATCATTTGTGCACCGTAGTGAAGCTCTAACTTTTGAGCTTCCCTTGCAATTAGTGCAGCAATCTGGGCCATTTCGCCTATTGGTGACTTGAAGTCGGCGTCGTGAACTGCCCAGTAGCAGTCTCTCATTCGTGGCATCAGATTTTCCTCGTCGGTTTTAGGATCAGCTTGTGGCTGTCCATGGTGGGTTTAGATACAGAGCACAAGTCAATGAAATGCCCTTGCTCGTTGATTGTGATTTGTGTCCACGTATACTTGTCATAAGTCGGCAAGTAAATGCGAGTCCAGCCCCTGTTGTCTCGGTCGTATCTCATGTGATTTTCCTCACCTCCTTTCCTGACGTTAGAAACATCATTCCACGCTCAACTACGATTTTGTATGGTTACCCTTTCTTGAAGTGTAGCATGTTGAGCGTGGGATGATATTCCCACGAAAGTATGCTCAAAACTAGACTCAAGGTTCTTCTCTCATTCTGCGCCTACGTGGGTAGGCGACTTACAATATGAGCCAGTTTCGCTTGAGTCTAGTTTTCAGCAACTAGCGGATTATCAAATTCCCGATGAACAAGCCAACGTCTTTCACGTCGTTGACATACGCTGCGCGCACAATAACGCCGCGCTTATCCTCAGTAACACGCCGACCAACCATTGCGTCTTTGTCAGGCTTTGGTTTGGGTGTGTAGAGTGAGTTGATGATTCTCTCAACGTCTGTTTTCATTTAGATTATCCCTCCTTCGCGCATCCCATTTGAATGCGCGATATTGCTTACTGCTTCGCCTGAGCCTTTGTTGGCTCAGCGGTTAGACCAGTGTAGTCAAACGCTGATTCCGTTTGGGAACCGATGCCCAGGGCGAAACGTACTTTCGCCTGTGTAGCTTCCGACAGTCCCTCCTTCGCCATGCGCAGGAGTACAATGCCCTCCAAGCGCGCGGTTTCGGATTTGACCTTGCTCTCGATGGCTGCCTGCACTAGGCCGGCGACATCATTTCTGGACCGTGCCGCTTGCAGCAGCTTGCCTAAACGATTCACCGTGGACATGCCGAAGATCACTTCGATTGCTTTGAGCAGAATCTGGTCACGTTCGTTACGTTCGTTCATGGTAATCCTCCAGGTTTGATAGTACATCCGTTTAATGGGATGCCCGAAGGAAAGATAATCCGTTAGTATGCCCTTTGCGCAGGGTATACCTGCGCTAATTTTACTTCACCGTCCAGGCTCCGCAACCGCTGATCTTGGCAACGCGACGTTTCTGTACCTGTGCGGGAATGACCTGTTCCGTTTCTTCCCATTCGATCTTACACGTTTCAGTCGGGGCGTTCTGTGTTCTGAATTGCAGTTTAACGCCGTCGACCTCGCAATGCATTGAGAATGTACCTTGGTCCTCGTCGAAGTGTTTCTCGTACTCCCCCACTTTAGGGAGATTTGTGAAGTCCTCGACGTAGACGACAGCCTCGCAAGCGTACTCGTTAGTGTATCCTCTTGCGTCGGTTAGATTGAGCTTTTCGAGAACAGCCTCAATCCGGTTAAGGTTGCCAATGCACTTGGCAAAATACTTGATATTGTTGCTTATGTTCATATACCCTCCGTAAAGGGCATACTTTGATCGCCCGCTCGTCGCGACGGCGATATGCTTTCTGCGTAGGATTTTAACCTGTGTGTTCGTCGGCATTGCGCCGCTCGGTTCGGGTTGTACCATTACAGTAGCAAGCCAATGGCCATGTTTTCGACTACCATTAGTTGTAGTACTAACTGTTCTATTACCGAACAGATTGTGTCTACTAAGTAGTAACAGCGCCATATAACCCACATTGTCCGGCCCATGTTTGTATCTTATTGATTCTGTTAGAGCTAGAGTGGGTCAAATTACACAGTACCATGCGCCATTCCACGCACATACCATTACTAGTGGTACTAGTACTGGTAGTACCACTAGTGGTTGTAGTTATCGTGGAGTAATAGTACTAGTACATTGTCTGAGGGGTACTAGTACCCCCCTGGGGTAGGGCGCGGGTTCCACGCAATTCTATAAAAAATTTTACTTTTCTAGTTTGGGTAGTGGAAAAAATAATCCACCGCCAGTAACATAGTTACCCCTTTAATTGTTCGGTTTTCTTGTTCGGGGTGACAAATAAGGGCCAAACTATTGAAAACAACTGACTTATATTGTCATTGACTTTGAATGTAACTCTATGATACTCTTTAAGGCAATGGGAGCATTCCCTCTAGGCAATCCACAGAACCTTGAGCTATTGAAGCGTGCAGCAGGGCTGTTGATTCTGCGTGGCAAGCCTTTTACCACGGTTGGTGATTTTGAAGGTTTGGCAGTTTTAGCTCCTGCTGTTCCCGTCGTATCATCAAACGTAAAGGTGGTTGGACCTTACTACGTTGGGAATAAAATGGATATCACGTTTAGGGGTGGGAGACTCTATCGTTACTCTGATATTAGTATGGCTGAGTATGAAGCATTGTTAGTATCGCCTTCTAAGGGACAATTTGTCAACGGTAGAATCGCTTACTCTTATGCTTATGAGAGGCTGAGTTAATGTGGCTAACCTTGGAAGAGGCAATCCGTCGCTTGAACAGTCCCAAAAACGTGGCTTCTATTTCGCCTGTATCAAATGTTCCGCCATACACTTTTATGCCCCTGGGGAGTTCTGGGAAGAGCTCGAATTCAAGTGCCCGTGTGGAGTTAGAGTCAAAACAGGAGTCAACGTTAAAAGATACGACGGCAGCATTCGCCGGGGAGTAAGGTGGGCTAATGTCGGCAAATAACATGGAAATTGGTAATGTGCCTTTGGGACTGAATAAAAGTTACTACCATTGCTGGGATTATGATGAAAAAGAAAAACTTATAATTCCTTATACGGAAGATACCCCTCTTATTTATAGGGGTTGGAATGTTTTTTGGACTGGTTGGAAGTCTACTCATTTAAGCACGCGTCAAGCTGGTCAATGGTTAGCTTGGCCACCGGTGGAATTATATAAGAGTGGATTTAGGAAGCAGTATGTTTCCTGTGTTCCTGGAGAATGCAGAGAATATAGTAAAGGGGAAGAATTTGATATTATCCCCGAAGGGGAGCAAATTCCCATTGCTGGAGAAACTTCCCAAAAGGACGCAGGGGTAATGGTGGAAAAGGGTTTAGAACGGCTTAAGAAATTGCTTGATACTGTTCCTGTTTGTGGGGAAATAAAATGAGCACAGCAATTCAAGAATATGACTTCATGGAGAAGATACGCCGAGAAGGTTTTGGCGACAGATTTTTCGATTTTATTTCCAACAGGTCGGAAAAGCGCTTTAAGCTTCTTCTAACTGCGCTGAAGGATAAGCAGTATAAGTCAGTTCCTCTTCCTAGTTTATGTAAAGCAAGTGGTATTGACATGACCGAGTTAGAGCGGTCATGGATTGACTTTAATAGGCAGCGTGGACTAGTCCGTATGGCCTCTCAATTACCTGACGTAATGGACGACGTTGCCGTCGACGCAAGATCCGTCGTCGTTAAATGCAGAAATTGTGACGGTTTGGGACGGCTAGAGAATCAGCCTGAATTTCCTGAATGCCCAATTTGTGACGGAAGTGGAAAAGTACGTCGAATTGGCGATAAACATTCGAGGGAATTGCTGTTTGATACTATGAAATTGACCAGCAAGGAACCGCTGGTAAATATTAATAACAATTTCTCGTTAGAGTCAATCGTTGGTGATGCAAGTAAAATCCTTCGCAGCAATAGCGAAGTGATTGACATACAACCTGAGCCCTAACGACGCATTTTTGTGCTGGTTTTGGTAGGAAAAAATGACCTTCAAGTTCTTTCGTCTAAGAGGAATTGAACGTGAACTCGCTAAATTGAATGCTAATTTAGAGCTAATTATGATTCACTCTCTAGGTATAACACCACACTCGACGAAGAAGGTCACTTCGTTGGACGTTGAGGAAACGACAGTAGAATACTTAGACGAAGGTGACGATTTCGAGCGAGAAATTAAAGAAAAGTTAGGTCGGGTCAAAGAAACGGTCGAATAAGATGTATTCTGATCTTGTTTCATACAAACAAATTGAGAAGTTAGAGGCAGCCTCGGGCATAAAGCTTGCCCGAACTGACTTTAAGCAAGTAGCTGAGTGGAAATCTCGTCTTGGTGAAGTTAAGCGTGACCTCACGACCGAAGAACAGTTCTTCGTTCGCAACGAGACCTTAGTTTCGATGCTCGATTTTAACTATTGGGCACCTCGTTATTGCTACATTGACTATGATGGCTCTGAGGGTGGTGGAATTGGACCCTTGAAGCTATGGGATAGTCAAATAGTAATGATGAATATTGTTGCCCGCGCCGAGGAGCGAGCTTTTGAGGCATTTAATCGTCAGGAACCAACCGATGGAGTGCGAGTAATAGACCATAAAGCGCGGCAATTGGGTGGGACTGCCATAGCCCGCGCAATGACGACTCATCGTCTTACCCTCCACAAAGACATACGTGCTATGTCAGCATCCGTTGATGAAGATAAGATCAAAGAACTTTACGATCGTGATAAGATCATCTACGACAACCTCCCTTGGTGGCTAAAGCCTTCCCTCGATAAGAAAGAGGGTGGATATGATGTTAAAGCACAGCATATTCACTTTGAGGGGCTTCATTCCCGAATCCTTTACCAGCACTCGCAACAGAAAACAGGAATGGGTGTAGGTCGTCATTGGGACATTGCCCACCTCACCGAATGCAGCGCCTGGAAAGCTCCTGAAATGGATATTGAGTTAAATTTCTTTCCAGGACTTTCTCAATACTGGATGACGTTGTGTATCCTAGAATCCACTGCGCTGGGCAGGGGAAATTGGTGGCATGACTTCACTGAACGCGTCCGTAGGGGTAAGATTCCTGGTTGGTCTTACTGTTTTGTCCCTTGGTATGCAGAGGGGAAGAAGTATCGCAGACAGCCTCCTAAAGATTGGGTTCCAGATCCTCTATCTCTAGAACATGCTAAGCGTGTTTATGCCACGTCAATGGAGTTCGTTGGCAAGCAGGTTAGTCTCCCCTGGGAGCAACTTTATTGGTATGAGACTACTCGTAGGCAGTATCTTGAAGGAAATAAGCTAAACCATTTCCTTACTTCTTATGCGTCAACTCCTGAGGAATCATTCCAGCATACTACTCAAAGTGGATTCAGTACTCAAATACTTGAATGGGCTGATCTTCATACTAAGATGGGGCAGCCTTTTGAATTGGAGGTTGCTTAATGTTACGACGTGGATTTTTGTCAGCTTTGGTTGCACCTGCTGTTTTGGCAGCAAAATCAATACCAGGTAAAGAAGATTCCGACGAATTTTTGTATAAAGGCCTCAAGATCACCTGGTCCGGCTTTTTACCTTCACAGTATAGCGTAGAATTGGTTGGTTATTGGTTAGCGCTGCGTCCTGATGGATATGGTCTGTATGCTACTACAGGTGGTTTTGGTCAGTTTTATACTCCTTACATGACTATGGATTTACGTGTAAGCCATAATTTTCCTAGAGTGACAGCGCAGTCAAGCAATTTAGATAAGCAACAATGTAAAATGCGAGCACGTAATAATATTATTAAAATGTGCAATAACCCAGAGGATTTTGAAGGCTCAGACAAGTGGTCTGCTGAGGAAATTGAGTAGTGAGCAACGTCCAACCATACACGATTGGTTCTCAAGTTTTAGTACCTAATTTGAGCCCACAGAATTACGACCAAGATCCGAGAGGATATATCTGGTTGTGGGAGAAACCAATCCATACAGCAACATACGTGATGGCCATTGACCCGTCAGTTGGACGTACAGGTTGGTGCCGTGCTACACGAACAGAAGACGATTATCGTACAGATAATGGTGCTATTTTCATCATGCGCTGTGGTGTAAATGGGTTACCTGACACACAAGTAGCTGAATATGCTGGTCCTGTTGATGCAGAAGAAATTGGCACTATTGCCAACGCATTAGGGCGTCTATACGCGGGCAAAGAGGAAATGGCAATCTGCATCATTGAAATGTATCCCGGTCCTGGCCTTTTAACATATAGGCGAATGATGGATCTAGGATATACCAACCACTTTGTATGGAAATACCTCGACAACGCAGGTGGAGCATTAAAATTCGGTTTCTGGCCAGGGAGGGAATCTAATAAGTACCTCTGGATTAGAGCCTCTCGTCACTTTCATAATAAGGGACTTGTAGTTAAATCCCCCTGGCTTGTTGAGGAAATGCGTAATTGTGAAGTAGATCCAGTTAAGATGTGGGGCCGCGCCGTATATGGCACGCATGATGACCGGGTGCGTGCCATGATGATGGCGTTGTGGGCAGCACATGACTGGTCAATGCAGGTAGATACAGCTACGCCCGTAGTTACAGAGGGTAAAGTAGTAGATTGGCAACGCTCAGACATTACTGCTGAACAACTAGCAGATGCCTGGGAGGAAAGATTCTTAGAACTTCAAGAGGCTTAATGACTTCACCAATTTCAGTCCCTAACAGTACTAGTGCAAGCCCAATTACACCAAGTTTAACAAGGGTAATAGTTCTCCTCCCGAACGATTTGATTGAGGCTTATGTCAAACAGTCTGTCAAGCAAGGATCTTCACTGGAGGAAGTCCTAACTGATCGTTTGCGATCATGTGTAACACATGAACCTGGGCGGAATTTGTTCTTCAATCCAAAACAAAGAGAAGCGGTAGAGATTATCCTCAATTCAGGCCCACTTACCGCAGAAAGAGCCATTTCTGCACTACGTCGTGCCCTATCTGTAGTAGTTGCTGGTGAGATTGTGGAATTATCTCCTGGCCTGATAGATAGACTGAGAAGTAGACATTTTGATGGTAAGTTCTCTGATTTTGTTAAAGCTCAGGTAATTAAGGGCTTGGAAGAATTTACAGGATTAAGCTAATGCCAGTGCATAATGTTGTATGCGTGGAGTGTGGTGAGGTAGTAGAAGATCTCGCTTGTAAAGAGTGGCCAGATGAGATTTTGCACCTAGATCACAATCATGTTGGGAAATTTGAGATCCTTTGGAGCACCGGAAGCAAGCAGTTAGCTTCCGTTCATGCAAGTGAACGAGCAGTAGTGTGGTATCATCCCAAGCACGGGTATAGATACCCAGGGCGCAACGACGTCCCTATGCCAGAAGGTTATAAGCGGGACGGCTTTGTGAGGCAAGAGCTGCCTCACCTCTCGGACTTAAAGCAATTAGAAAAGGAAGCTGGAGTCTTATCTGAAACAGTCCACTTTGATAAGGGGACAGGTCGGGACTTCATGGGGAATTAAGGTTAATGTCAACTTTAGCCGACATTCTTGCTCAGATCAAGTGGTATGGGAAAAGGGGTATCCCTGATCCTGGGCAGGGCTTTGATGATTCACACCCTGTAATTACGAACATCCTTGATAAACTTGTGCCGATAACAAAACCAATGGTTGATGCTGGTTCATTGGCGCGAGAAATAGCTCCTAGAATGGTGAGCTCCGGCCCTATTCAGAGCTTGCCTCCACAAATGCAGGACACTGCTAAGAAAGTAGCAACTGCCACAATTGAGGGGTTTGGGGATTTTGTAGGAGAAAGTTCTTCCCCATTAAATATAGCTTCTTTATTGGCTGGAGGTGCTGGTGGATTTGCCAAAGGTGGTTTTGGTAAAGCCTTTACAGCAGCATTAAATGCTGGTTTCATTCCCCCAGCAGTAACAATGATGGAGTCTGGTGATCCCTCTGGGACGGCTTTTGCGGTTTTGCCCCTTGCAGTATTACTAAAGAATCCTGGGCTTGCCCAAAAATACCCCGAGCAGGCATATAAATCTATAGCTCAAACCATGAATGAATTACCACCCTTCATAACAAGGGAGACTTTAAGGGATTCCTTGAATTTTCCAGGGGGGTATGGTTTAAAGTATGAAGGTCTTGCTAATGATTTTTCCTCTGCTCTAAATCAAGGTCTTGAAACCCCAATAGGTCGTGCTTTGTGGGGACTAAGATTGTATATTCATGGTGGTCCAGGCTTAAATGCGATTAAAATAGAATCCAAAAATTATATAGCTGGGGGAGTTATTAGCCCTTCAAATAATTATGCATCCTGGCAAGCTTTATATGGAATTTCAGAAAATCAAATACTTTCTATCCCAGGTAATAGAACTTCTGAATTAGCTGCGGCGGTAGTAGATTCTATAAGGGCCGCAAAACCCGAAAAAATTAAGTTGTATCGGGGTTTATCAGAACCATTTAGTTATCGCCCACATATGGAATATGAAAAACTTAAAGATGCTAAAATTGGAGATATTATAAGTATTGGGGATGTAAGTTCATTTAGCACTAGTCAATCAGTGTCTAGAGATTTTCAATACGTAGGTGGGGTTTTGTTAGAAACTAGAGGACCTATAAAGAGGTTAAATGTGTCTCCTTTAAGTCATTATAGAGAAGGAGAATCTTTGAGTTTTGGTAATTTCAGGATTGTTAAGGTGGCAGATGAAATAATTTCAGGTTTGGAATCCCAGAAAAAAAGTCAAAGTCTTTTACTACAAACGCTGGGATACAAACGCTATTCTTCTGGCAAATCTGAAAAAGGCACAAGGATTATAATTGAGGCAATTCAGCAATGAAAAATTTGGTAGATATTGCTAAGATCAAAATCATAAACATAACAGGACTAAAATCTGTTAAAGAAATAGAATTGCTTCAGAAAACTAAGAAGAAATGACAATCCCAGATCAAGCAGCCCCAGGTAGCGTCTTAGGATGGTGTAAGGAAGCCGTCCAGGAGGGGCAGTCCTTTAATAAGTCTCAAAGAGGCTATTCTAAAGGTGCGGATTGTATTGACGCCATAATGGGGGATAAGTCAGACTTCCGGTCAACTACCCTTTCAAGTACCACTGCAAATCATTTAGCCAAGACCGCCGAGGATCTTACGGCGTATTTAACAGACATTAGGCCATTCTGGGAATATACTACCCGAAACAAGCGTTACGCGCAGAATGCCGATAATTATGGTAAGCTCTCCCTCCACTGGTGGTTGTGTGGGGGATCAGCCCATAAGGGCGCGGATATTGCTTTCACTGACGTAATTAAGTACGCTTTAGCCTGTGGAACTGGTTGGGCACATCAAACGTACTCTGATCGTTGGGGAGATATCATCCTTGAATCCGAAGACCCGCGCGACGTTTTACCCGTGCGGCCCTCCTCATATGATACGATTCAGGATGCCCTTGGCGTTGCGGTGCGAAGGGAAAGAACAGTAAATTACGTTCGTGGGTTAAAGATGTTTGAGGGGCGGGAAAACCTAATCCAAGCCACACGGGATGGGGCTGTGCGGGATTCAATGGAGAATACTCGCGCAGGTAAGCTGATGGAGTGGTTGGGTTCTCCCTTTAGGGATAGACTATTCTCTAATCGTGCTGCACGTGAGATTCATCGTATTCCAACACTTGACCTTACAACGCTTTACGTAGATGATCGAACGCGCTGGGAAGGTAGTACGCCACGCTATATGGGTGAGTGGCACGTCAGTCCTAAACCAGACTGCAAGGAGTGCGAAGTTAAAGGACCACACCCTTTAACGAACTGGTCTTATAAAGTAGAGAAAGGCGAGTTACTATATCCTAATAAGAGGATGATTGTCTTCACCGACCAGTTGGTTGGTTATGATGGCCCTTCTCCATACTGGCATGGGCTATTTCCACTCTCTAAACTGACGCTTATTCCTTATCCCTGGTCTTGGTTGGGCAAGGGCGCTCTCTGGGATCTTCTACCCTTACAAAGAGCACTGGATAAACTTTTAAGGGTGTGCGACGATCACTTTGAGAAAATAGCTAGACCTGACGTAGTTGCTGATAAGAATAGCATTAGCGAAGCATTCCTTAAGAAGATTGATACCCGTAAAGCGGGAGGGAAGTTCAGGATTAATGCACTGGCAGGTAAGGGTTTCGACATTAAATATCCTAATCCTTTGCCGGCAGAAGTTACGCAAGCTATCCAGTTCTACATTCAAGAAATGTCTACCCTATCTGGGGTTCAAGACATGTCCAGCTTGATGAAGTTAAAACAACTTCCTGAGGCTGATACTGTAGAAGCAATTATGAACTCTATGACGGGAGCGACGCGTTTAAGATCACGCGTTATAGAATCATTCATGCGTGAATTCGCTCAGATGTTAGCATTTAACTTCACGCAATTCTATACCTTACCTATGCGTTTAGCTATGCTAGGTGAGGCTGGAATGACTTTTGAAGATTTCGACTTCGATCCTGGTTCTATCCTACCTGATTTCGTTCATGCTTCTGATATAGACCCAATTACTGGCGCGCCGACTACTGAAGCCGCACAACGTGGCCCGCGCCCAAGGGCTGATCGGGCTAAAGAATTTCTTCAGAATTTCAGCTACAATATCACTTCTTCGTCCCTTCTGGCTAGCAGTGAAGTAACACGCCAAATGAAGTATTTACAATTGGCACGCGCTGGATGGATGGATATTTGGACGTTATTTGAAGTACTGGACATTCCTAACGGTGGAGAACCTCCTGTTGGAGCCAAGACCATTCCAGAGAGACTTGCTGCACAGAACGAAATGGGTCTTGGAATGAATGTTAATCCTGCTGGACGTAAAGCCTCTGGGCAAAGTCCGCCCCGTGCAGTAGTAAAGGAGAGCTAATGCCATTCTTACAAGTAACATTAGGCGCTGCAGCTACTAGAGTTATTACAACGCGAACACCTTGTAAGCAGATTATTTTCCAGAATACTGCATCTAACGTCTGCCGTGTTGGAGATTCAACTGTTACGGCTAGTAAAGGAATTAAACTTGCTGGTTCGGCAGCAGATAATTCCATTCTAGTTCTAGGACCATTTGATACACACCCATTAGAACTAGAAGACTATTATATCTTCGGGACAGCTAATGATCTAATCGACGTTTGGTACACATAAATGGGACATTGGGGAGTAGCTTCACCTCAACTTGGAAGAATTGAAGGCCAGCCTATCATTGATATGCGGTTGGAGGATATCATTGCGCGTTTAATTGCTTCTGAAGCGCATGATTCTGCACAGGTGGAGTCTGATAGAGAATATGTTTCAGAAATCCTTAGGTCTGTGCAGGATAAGCATGAGGAAGCAATTGAATTAGCTCAGGAATCTCAAACGATCATAACAGATTGGTGTGAATTAATTGTAGCAAACCAGAAAGACCGAGCCCAAACTGCATTAACTATGCACCTAGAAGCTATGAATCGTCTAAAGGTTGTTGAAGAATTGTTCATCGCACGAACAAATAACATTGAGAATCATCTATTTGAGCATCTTATTGCTTCCATCCGGTGGTGGCTGGTCAATATAGTCTGGCCATACATGAAGAAGCCGTTGTGGAGTAAAAAGTGAGCATAGCTAGGACTCCTTGGTTAGGGAATTTTACACTAAATGACACCGACGTCCATAGACTATCGGACATATTGGCTGATCCAACATACGTGGCAGCAGCATACAGGCCATTTTTTGGTGGTGGGAATGTTTCAAAGGCTCAGTTTCTGGTAATAAAGAATGATATTAATAATGGTGGAAAGAGGTTAAATCTTGGTAATGAAGGGTTATCGACGACCTTCTACGGAGATCAGTTAGTGGCGGGGCAGGAATTGCCAATTTATTCTATGGAATCTAATTTGATTGTCCTTGATGACATCTATTTGATGGCAGTGACTTCAGGTCTTGTCGTATGCGTAAAATTACTTACACGTTAGTCCTTATAGTCTCAGCCTGCCTCTGGCTGAAGGGACAGGGGAATACTATTACTATTCCTTTCAATGGTGCTCCTCCGGCAGGTCCTAATCAATGTTCCTTTCTTATGCTTGCTAATGACATTCAAACTAACCCAGGTGCGTTTTATTTCTGTGATGGTTCTACAGGAACCTGGACTGCGTTAGGAGCTGGTGGGGGTTCTCCAGGCGGTTCAAATAATGCAGTTCAATATAGAATTAATGCTACCACTTTTGGTGGGGTAACACTAAACGCTACAGCGACAAATAAATTCCTTCGTCAGGTATCAAGCGGCGTGCCGACATTCGAGCAGCCTGCTTGCGCTGACCTGAGCGATTCCGGCACGGGATGCTCGGGCGCGGCGGGCGGAGTAACCAGCGTCTTTGGGCGTACTGGCGCTGTCGTGGCTCAAGCCGCCGATTATGGTTTAGGATTGATCGGAAACCCCGCAGCGGGAACCACGTTCTCTTATGCGCTGAATCAGTCTTCCACCTGGGTGATGCAAGGGTCTGGGCGCTTTACGGTTCGTGGAACTCCATTGCAACTTGGGGACGTTGGCGGCGTAAGCGGCATATTAGACTTCTTTGGCACCACTAGTGGAAACGCTCAGATTGGTGTAGCAGATGTTGCAGGAACGCCGAACAGGATTAACCTGCCAACGCTCACAGCGGGCGCTGGAGAGTGCCTGAAAAGCGATGGTGGGAGTCCGCAAGCCCTGTCGTGGGGGGCTTGCGGCGCTGGTGGTGGTACGACGGTCACTGTAGGTGGAGCAGGACGCAGTTCTACTATCAACCTAAGCGACTCAACTCCAGCCGCTGCCGGAGGCGGGATCAACGTCAAGTGGCAAGCGGACAGCGCCAACCCAGATCAGGTGTCGGCCTACTTGCCCGTGAGTAGCTACGCAGCGGCAAAAACATCGGCTACTTCATGGACAATCACGGGCGCGACTCATGGTTTGGCGACCTGCGACCTGATCGTCTACTTGACCAAGGATAACGGGACCCTACGGGAGCAGATCTTCCCCGACAAAATCAGTTGCGAGACGGCGGCGGGCGGAACTCAGTATGACGTAGTGGTGACCTGGACCAGCGCCCAGGCAGGAAACATCGTGCTGGTCAAGAACGGCGGCGCGGGAGCGAACGTCGGCACAGTGACCAGCATCGCCACAACTTCCCCAATTACCGGAGGGACAATCACCAGCACTGGAACGATTGCCTGTGCTACTTGCGTCACTTCAGCAGCTTCTTTGACTAGTGGTCAGCTTGTGGCCGGAGCCGGAGGCCAAGCGGCGGCGGTGACCAATCTGACTGGAGATGTGACTACTTCTGGAGGGGTAGCCACGGCGGTGGTCAATTTGCCGGATGGAGTCACTCAAGCCGGGCACCTTTTGGTAACGAACATGGCTGCTCCTACTTCCCCAGCAGCCGGAAAGATCAAGGTCTTCAGCGATTCTACCAACCTGATCCTCTCCAGCAAGAATCCTTCGGGGGTTGTGAGCAACACTGTGGTGCCGGATGCTGGGGCTGCCAATAACTTTCTGACAGCGATCTCTGCGAGCGGCGTGATCAGTAAAGCGCAACCAGCGTTCAGTAATTTAAGTGGGTCAGCGACCACGGCGCAACTTCCAGCGAACTCGCTGGTAAGCGCGTTTGGATGCTCCTTCGATGGGGCTGGAAGCACGCTGACTGTGGGCAGTAAGTGCTACCTGACGATGCCTCCAGCCTGCACCATCGTGGCCTGGGACATTCAGGCAACTGGATCTTCACCTACGATCACGTTCGACATTTGGAAGCTGGCAACGGGCGGAACCGCTCTCCCGACAGTGGCGAATACGATCATGGGCACCAAGCCCGCACTGGCAAGCGGAAACGCGGTGCACTCAACGACTCTGACTGGGTGGACTACATCCGTGGCGGCGCACGACCGGATTGCCATCAACATTGATGCTGTGACGGTTGCGACGTGGGCCGAAATCACGGTGACTTGCAACAAGACATGACGCCTGCGACCATGCCGAAGCGTCCGTGGAATGATCACCAGATCTACGCTCTATTGGCGGGCGCGTTGCTGTTCTGGGCGGCGTTGCTGTGGGCCACTTCCACGATCTATACCCAGCCGTTTTCCGCTGGTCATGGCTGGACCTACACGCAGGTATCCTGCGGCGGCACATGCAGCCAGGACATGGCTCATGCGGCTGACGGGAATCCCGCGCCGTCCATCTTGGCTAAGCTGGTCGGCAAGAACAAAACCAGCGTAGGATACGCTAGCAAAAGTTACGCCTGGACAGCCCTCGGAGTTCCAGCAGGCGAGAATGTTTCGACGGTGGACGGGGCCTGGGACGCCAAGCAGACTCACACCACCGGGAATTGCAGCACCAGCGCCACGATGGGGATGCAGTTATATGACAGCGGCAACACGGTCCAAATTACTACTTCCGCCGTCGAGCCAAACCTGGACGTGAGCGGCAACACTTCGTGGACAACTAGGGATGGGGCAGGGGCCATCGCTGTAACGGGAACCTACGCGCCTGCGGCTACGACGATTACTTTGCGGCTGAACATGAATCCGGCGACTACCAACGTCACCAACGCCGATTGCGAGACCCTGGGCGACAACTACAAGCTCACCATCGTGTCAGCGGCGGGCAGCGTGATCCGCAAAAAACTCATTCTCGTCTGGGTTCCCGTCCAAGATAGGCCGCAACCCCTCGGTGCAAGCGCGGTTAAGGTGATTATTCAATGAAAAACAAATTGGTCTTTTTTGGGTTCCTGATGCTCGCACTTGCGGGAATTTTGATGACTCAGACTACACGTAACGGCGTAGCCTACTGGACGACATACACCGACATCTTAAAAATCGCCGCACCAAGCAATCCTGCCAGCGGAGATATCCGCCTCTATGCCAACTCGACCAGTGGCAATCTGGCTTGTCTAACCAGTTCAGGAGCCAGCTGTCTGCCTGCTGCGGGGACAATTACAGACAACGTCTGGATTCCAATGGCCTTTTCCCTAGACGGGAACGGTGGGCGAATTTCCTCTGGGGCATTCGGAAGTTCTGGCGCTCCAAGCTCCATCAGCGCAACCTCAGTAGCTTCCATTGGTTACACCGAGCAGTTCTTCGTGGATGCAGCCGATACCTATGCCTATTTTATGTACCGGACGCACGACACCTGGACTGCAACACTGACTGTGGAAATTGAAGGTCGTTCAGGAAGCGCCGCCGCCAACAATGCAACCCTATCAGTTTCAACATGGTGCCCTGCTATTGGAGTGGAGTTAAACCCGTCAAGTTTTAATACTGCAACCACGGGGGAGATGGCCCTTTCTGGAACTTCCCCTCAGAGGGCCACTCCACTGGTTCTTAGTTCTATTGATGTGACTGGATGCGTTGGAGGCGAACTCATGTTCTTGAAAGTTGGTCGCGTTGGTACCGGAGGTAGCGACAATTATGCAGGGACAATGGCCTTGCTGGGCTTTACTTTGAAGGTGACTCACAATTAGTGACGGTGATCCAATGAGACGAAACGAACAAACCTCGGAACGCATGGGACGGCTGGCGGCGAAGATTCTCCGTGACCACAAGCGTAGTAAGGATGAGCGCAGGCTGGCCGCATCAGTCCTGACACAACGTCCCAATAAAAAGAAAAAAGATCGGAAGAAAAGAATTAAATCTTCCTGATGAGTAAACAAATAAGAGAGGAGGAAAAATGAAATACGGTTCTAAGTCAGGTGTAAAGCCTGGATATGGATCTAAAGCAAAACCTGCTAAGAGCAAGGGCATGGTCGCTACTCCTGCTGTAGCAGTAAAGAAGGGTAAATGACTTCATCAACTCCAACACGGTCTGGAGCTATTCTTGATTCTCCGCCTCCTGCGGCTGGTAGGAAGTCAACCAGCCTAATGGAGATGGAGAGCGAGAGGGATACACCTCCATCCCCGCAGGCAGCAGTAATGCTTGGAATGAATATGGTGGAGCAAGGTTCCAGACTAATTTCTATGTCATTGCCACAGATTGCGCCTGCAATGCAGCAGCTAATTACGCAATTGAGGGACGTACTTCCAAGGGCAATGGCTGAATCACCAACTGGTGCTCCTATAGGAGGACAAGTTGGGGGGCCTGCTGCTGTAATACCACCACCAGGTGGAGGAATGCCTTCTGGTGGAGGAATGCCAGCAGCATAACAATCCTTCGACCAGGAAGTAAATACTTCTGGCGGACGAAAGGGAAATAATGACACGCGAACAAGCAAGGACGTACTTTAAGGAACTGGCGCAGAGGGGTGGAGTGGAAGAGAAAGAAATATCATCCATTCTGCAGGTTCTTGACGACGATAAAATGGGCAAACTATTCCTGGACGGTTTTGTTCCAAGACCTGAATATTCAAGTGCTTTGGATGCTAAGGTTAAGGAAGCAGAAGCCGCACGTGCAGAAGAAAAACGCATTAGGGATTGGCATGAGAAGGAAGGGAAACCTGCCTATGAAGCTAATCTCAAAGGTGTTGAGCGTCTTCGCAAGTATGAGGCACGCTTTGGCGATCTTGACGAGGAATCCACTACCGAAGAAAAACGACGGGCCGCTGAGGGTAGTGGTCTGTCGATGAAACAAGTAGAGGAATACTTCGACAAGAAGATGCGTGAGCAGGGTCAGGCTTATGTTAACTTGACCAAAACTGCCGTGAAAATCTCCCAGGATTACGGCCGGCGTTTCAACAAGAACCTTGATGTTGATGCGCTGGAGAAGTTTGCCATTGATAAAGGACTGCCGCTGGATATGGCTTACCAGGAATTCATTAGACCTGAGGCTGAGGCTCAGACGACTGAACAATGGGAAGCTAAAATTAAGGCGGCCAGGGAAGAAGGTGCTAAAGACTATGCGTCCAAGCACAAACTCCCTGCAACATCAGGCCCAAGGGAACCGCATCCTATCTTCGATCATACTGAGCCAAAAGAAGGCGCAAATGATGGTGCAGGACGAGATGCATTCCTAGAAGGCTGGAATGAAGTGGCTGATGGTATTGTAGCACAAAACAAGTAGGCTGGCGGATTTTGATTAGTCAAGAGACGTCAGTCTAAATCTAACGAAAGGACAACATGGCAGAACTCAATCAGATTGACGTTTCTACAAAACGTTATATTCGCAATACGCCAAAACTGGTGGATATGATTTTCCAGCAGGGCGTACTTGCGTCTTACGCTAAGCAAAATGTTCGTGAAGACTACGATGGTGGGCGATTTATCCAGGAGAACTTCTGGTACGGTGCATCCGTTGGGGGCTTCTACAACAAGGGGAAGGAATTCAACATCACTGAAAAGCAGCTGGAACAAGGCTGTCAATTCTTGCCCAAATTCCTTGAAGTGAATATCACGCTTGCCAAAGAAGATATTCAAGTAATCAACAAGGGACCGAATGCTGCTTTTAAGCTCATTGAGAGCCGCACGCAGAATGCTTACATCACAGCAGGTGCGTTTCTCGAACTTGCTATGTATCTCAATGGCCAACGTGCTGGATTTACTCCAATGTTCAATGGTCTTGCGGAAGCCCTGAATGACAATACGACCGTATCATGGGATAACAATCTTTATGCCACCTATGGTACTATCACTCGCGGTGGTACTACAGGAACAGCACTGAATAGTGTTCCTACTAACGTTGGTGGAACACTTCTCTATCCGACGTTGGAAGAAACCTATGGTCGGGCGTATTTTGGGCCTGACCCGTTTGAACCTAATCTTGGTGTGACGACTGTAATTGGCGCGTCTATCATCAAGAATAAGTTCCAAACCCAACAGCGTTTTAATGATACGCAAGTAATGGTTGCTGGCTTCAACTTCCGTGGTATGAAGTTCAACGGAGCCACTATTGTTGCTTCTCGTTACTGCCCTGGCTCTTACCTGTTCGGTTCTAGTGGTACTGCAGATCCTACGGCAGTATCATTTATGACTGAAGTTTCAGATGGAGCGCTAGTGGCATATCCTGCCCCTGTTGGTGGTTATCCAGCTGCTGGAACCAATTGGGAGACGCTGTTCTGGATCAATGCTCGCAAACCGTTTATGAACTTCTACGTGTCCGACGACCCAGAATATGGTTTTGGGTTCACCGGATTTAAGCCCGCTCAGGGCAATACCAAGGTTGCTGGTCAGGTATTGTATTCTGGTGCAACAACTTTTGCACCTCGCTACCACCAACAGCTGTACAACATTACTGGTTAAGGGGGAAAACTATGGGACAAAATAGACGACCCGCAAATACCATCTACGTTGTATCGGGTAATCCTGATACAGTTAACGTTTCCCCCACAGACTGGACCAGCCTTGGTTATCGTCAGGGGGAATTAGGTCAAATCTTTGAGGATCGGGGAAGGCAATACCAAGTCGTACAACTCGACTCTGGTGTTACGTCTGCCACCACAGGTGGAGTCGTAGCCGCAAATGATTTGGCTTTCTGGAAAGATCGTGCCACCTACAGAGTAACCAAAGATCCTAACCAAGCCATTGGTGGACTAACTGGTTTCTACAATGAAGTCGCTGGGGTCTTTCGGACAGCAGTAACACCTAACCTGACCGATGTTCTTGGTATTGGTCAAGTATGCTGCATTCTCCAGTCTGGTAGGAATATCCCTGTTAAGACCACAGGTACTCCTGCTATTGGTGATCATGCCAGGGCCAACCAATCTACTCCTGTTGCAGACGTTGATAATACTCTTGGAACGACTGCCTGCCCTACTCAAAGGCTTGGTACATTTACAAGCACTATCGTGGGCGGATTCTGCAACGTCGACCTGGACATTCCAGGCATCACGTAAGGAGGCATAGATGGCAGCAGCTACTGTTACTGGTTCTCAGCAGGTGTCGGTTCAGGGTGATGTCGAGTATATTGGAGCCAATTCCATTGCTTTCGCTGCAAACGGCGATACATGGGATACAGGTCTTGCAGTTATATTCGAGATCGGTCTAACACCAACAGTCAATACCGCTTTTGGATTTACGGTCTCTGGCGGAGTCATTACTCTTGTCTCTGGTGGAGCACTAACATTCAGGGGTGGTGTAAGAGGTAAATTCTAACAATGCTCGATACCTACACATCAATTTACAATAAGCTGAACCTTCGTTGCCCAGCTGCAAGCTCATTGCTGTGTAGGGATTGGGTATCAAACGCATTTCGTCAAATTGCAGAGCGCAGGCGGTGGAGTTGGAAAATCAAATTCGGCCAGTTCATACTGCCTGCGCTTTACAATACGGGCACTGTCACTGTTACTAGAAATTCCACCACGGTGACAGGGGTTAGCACCGTGTGGGACAATACGATGGTTGGCAGGCAATTTAGATTGGGCACCTCGCCAATCTATACCATTGCACAAGTTAATTCTGCTACGTCGTTAGATTTAGACCTGGTATGGGGGCCGGCTACACAGAGTGGAGTAGGTTATTCGATCTATCAGGCTTATGTTACTCCACCAACTGACTTTCATTCGTTGATTTGTGTGTGGGATCCAAATTATAATTGGCAACTATGGTTGAATGTTACTCAGGATGAGATTAATGCCTGGGACGCACAAAGGTCGAACGTAGGAACTCCTTATTTAGTAGCTTCTCGTGATTATAGTACCACGTATGCGGGGACAGTTAAATCCGCGCTGCAAGTAGTAGGTACTGGTCCTAATCCTGTTGCTACTAGTCAAGGAAATGGATATACCGGAGCGGTAAGTGGCGTGTTTACGGTAGAAGTTACTCTTGGAGGAATTTCTGGAACAGCTGAATTTAAGTGGAAGAAAGATTCTGGCTCATACCTGACTGGAATAGTAACTGATACAGCCGCTCAAGACCTACAAGACGGCGTGGCTGTTTACTGGCCTGATACTGTTACATATGTGGCTGGAGACGTATTTATCGTTCAGGCTGAGGCTATTATGCAGGGTGGATTGCCAAGATTTGAATTGTGGCCACACCAGCAGAGTGCTTATGTTTATCCATTTTTGTATGAAGCGCGTCCATCTGATCTAGAAGATACTGGGGCAAATCTTCCGCGTTATATTCGAGGTGACGTATTACTGGAAATGGCATTGGCTAATGCTGCACGGTGGCCAGGACCCTCGCAAGATAAACCGAATCCGTATTTCAATTCAAGTTTGGCCCTACAGCATGATAAAAGATCAGAATTTATGATTGCAGAATTGGAAAGGCAAGACGACGAGACTTATGAGAGGGACGCAAAATATCAAATAGTTTCTGCTTTACCTTTTGCTCCTTTTCCATTCGGAGACAGCAATTGGATGCAAAGACATGATTTTTAGCAGTTAAATCGTTCGACAGGAGAACAAATATGGCCGATAAGAATTTTGTAAGCACACCAGCAGATTGCATGGCAGAACCAAAGACTAAGGGTGGTCCTGGCGATTACAATGGTGAACCTGGACCTCAATACCAAAAGCGTACGATGGGACCTAACAGTGTTCCTGAGAAAACTTATGAGTCTTGGGACCTAAAGGCAGATAGTTCTACGGGAACTTTCGTGAGTACACCATCTAAACCTCCATTTGGTAAATAGGAGAAGCCTATGAGGAAAGTCCTATTTGTATTGTTCCTAAGTGTGTGTCTGCCTGTTTGGGGGCGAGGAAAACTTCAAGGATGGTGCGAGAATGGAGGAGTCACTGTCAGCATACCAGGAACGCAAGGTTCAGGTACGCAGAAGTTCCAACGCTCCTACGCATCCTGTACTGTGACTGTGTATCTGGCAGGAACAACGACAATAGCTACGATCTATTCTGACGATTCTGGAACAGCCAAAGCAAATCCATTCACGGCAGCCAATTCTGGCCAATGGTTCTTCTATGCCGACAACGGAGTCTACGATATAAAGTTTAGCGGCGGAGGAATTGCTTCTCCTTTTACTATTGGGGGGCGGTCTCTATGGAATCCAGCATCGGCTGGAGTAATTGTCGTAGACGGTATTCAGTATAAATCAATCGCTGCCGCTTACGCGGCTGGACCGTCTACGGGAGTAACGATCTATGTTCCAAAGACCTATACGACGTTATTCCCAACAGAGTCAGCGCAGGTATCTCTTGTGGCTGGTAAGCCATTCAATCTAAGCTGTGAAGCTGGAGTTATAATTGGGTGGAACATTGCAGGTTATCTGTTTGACTTGGGGGCAACGACAGTAACTGAATTTGTCAATATTAGTAATTGTACCTTTTCTATTGGCTCTACAGCTACAGGTTGGTTACAAGGGGGACGGACAAGCCAGAACTCAGATCCTACAAAATTGATCTACGGATGGTCTATCACTAACGTCCAGGTGATTGGACCCGGAGAGACAGTGGTTGGGAAGATTGGCATGGTCGTCACTGGATTCGTTGGGTTAACGATGACCAACTTTACCCTCCAGTTCTTTGAGCAAACAGCGATTTTTGATCGTTGCGCCATCATAACCGGGAATCACGTTCGATTCCAAGGATACAAGTTTGGTCCTCTGATTACGAGACAGGCTGGCACTGGAACAGCAGCTACATACACTTGCTCGCAGTGCGTATTTACGACCCCAGAGTTTCTTGGACCTACCACGGGAACGCTGAACTATGGGGTGACGGTTGACCATGGTGGAGTTACGTTCATTGGAGCAATCTATGAGTCTAGTCAAGCAGGTAATCAGGCGTTTCTACACCAAACACTTTACGCTCGTGGATTTCGAGAATTTAGCGGGTTCATTTCTTCCGATGGGACTAATGTCGCCTACGTGATGGTATGGGACACTGCCATAACAGATTTAGCTTTTTTTGGAACGCAGGGTCCCAATAGCCCAATCTGCATAGGCGTTCCTGGTGCGTGTGCCGGCAATGCAGATACGGTCAACGGCAATCCAGTCGTTTGTCAGGGCTGCTCGGCTACTTTGGCGGCATCCTTCTTCGCACTCGGTGATGGCAATGCCGTTGTCTTTGGCGCATCGGTGGCAGATGGAAGTTTGACAAGTGGGCATACATCTATCGGGCCAGTCAAGTTCAAGTTCAGCAGCACATCGGTCAACACAGCAACTTGGCCGGATGCTAGTGGAACCATCGCCTATGTGATTACGGCAACCTCCAGTGCCTATGGAGGGGCACCATTGACCGCAGGCACATGTACAGGAGGATCAACTTCAACACCGGGGGCGACTACTGCGATGGTCGCTACAGCATCTCCTGTGACTTATCCAGGGGATGGGATTTACTGGGTAGCTTATGTTGGCAGCGCGGATAATACTACCGTGAAGGTTTGCTCTACTTTCACTTCTCTCACCCCAACATCGAGCACTTATAATATCCGGATAGTAAAATAAGTGTTATGTCTTATACGCACACCACATGGGTTCAGCTTCGTCAGCAACTCGCCGCAAGGTTGGCGGATATCAATAATGTTTTCTGGCTAGATGACGAACTTAAGGGATTGATTATAGAAGCCGTGAGGACTTTTGGTATTTTGTCGGGTTTTTGGCGTGAACGAGGTACCTTCAACACTGTTTCAGGAACAGTATTTTATGATTTGCCAACTAATTTGACGTCAGGATTACTAAATTATACTGTAACAGATAGAGATGTAATTAAATCTCTACAATATAATCTACTGGAGTCCGTGTCAAGCCAGTCGTCATGGTCGGGGACGGAGATGTTTACTTTTGATGATTTGGTTAGGGCTGTTGAGAGAAGAACTAACCAATTCCTGCAAGATACTGGAATCATCGTGACTCGCACAACTCCTGCCGTTGCACCACCTCCGATTGGACGAGTTAACTTGTCAGATGACATCATTGACGTTCGTCGAGTAGTTTGGGTTGACTCCTATGGACGCTATTATCCATTATGGAGAGAAGACGAATTTGCAATGACGGCCTATGATCTTAATTGGGCTATTAATCCTGGCACTCCATTATGCTACTCAATAATGGCTACGCAGCCCGTTCAAATTCAGTTAGGACCAGTTCCTATTGTTTCAGCTTCTTTGGAATTGCTTAGCGTAAATACTCAACCTTCATTAGATCCGAGTAGTGCTGCTACTATATTGAATTTATTTGACGACCTTACCTGGATTATAAAATGGGGCGCATTAGCGGACTTATTGGGAATTGATGGGGCCGCAAGAGATATGAGTAGAGCTAAGTTCTGTGAGCAACGTTATCAGCAAGGTGTTCAACTTACTAGAATGCTAAGCTGTGTGATTCAAATTCAGATTAATGGAGTTCCTGTTCAGCCTAATACAGTATTTGATTTAGATGCAGCTGATCCTAATTGGCAGAATAAGAGTGGTACGCCAAGGGACATTGGGATTGCTGGTTGGAATCAAATTTGTGTTAGTCCCATTCCTGATGGAGTATACTCTCTTACTTTTGACGTAGCTAGGAAAGCGCCTATTCCTGTTAATGACAGTGCGTTTGTGCAGTTAGGACGAGAACAGATAGATATGATTCTAGATTATGCAGAACATCTTGCATTATTCAAAGTTGGTGGGGCAGAGTTTGCTGCTACTGCAAGACAGGCAGAGAATTTTCTATTGCAATCAATTAGCTACAATCAGAGACTAAGTGCATCAGCACGTTATATCATCACGCCAAAAGAATATAGTACACGTGAGGAACAATTTAGGCCACGTCGTATGAATGCAAACGCATTTGGTCCTGGAGTAGTGAATGCCTGAAGCAGAAAAATACGATCGGGATCTTCAGCGTTTCTTGTGTCTTGGCCTTGACCTTAATAGGCCTGTAGACGCAGTACGTCCAGGTAGATTTCCATTCCTGAAGAATCTGCGCTCTTATCAGGGCGAGCGCATTGATCCTCGCCCTGGACTTACCAAACTTGGAACTAATGGAATAGTAATTTCTGGTGCTACCCCAGTCCATTCAATGCGTCGGTTAAATGATCCACTCGCGGCAGACCATACACGTATTATTGGAACTGGGCAAGCGCTAGCTTATGGTAAAGTAGATCCATTTACGCAAGTAACATATGCAGGTGGGAATGCTGGATTCTCTGGTAATCCCCTTGCGCTAGTTCAGTACCGCCCAGAAGCATCTCCAAGATCGTGGATGTACATTGGAGATTCCGCGCCGACTGTTGGGGCGGGGGTAGCTGCTGGTACTTTAGCTACTACGTTGAAGAAGATTCGTATTAGCGGAGAGATGCATCAGTTTGGTTTGCCTACTCCAGTTTTGCCCACTCCGAACTTGTGGGAGACTGCGGTAGTATTAAGTGTTCCCTCGTATAAGTACACTGACCCTGACCTAGATTTTGAGTATGCTAATAATGCGGCACTGCAGGCTGATTGGATTGGTGTTTATGTTCCAACTGGTGCTTCTGTACTTCCTATTTTAGTAGCTCCAGCAAGAGTTGCTACAACTATCCAAGCGGCTGCGGGTACTCCTGATGGTATTCTATTTGATGTTGGTACTACTGGATGGGCATGTGTTAGACCTGCATCAACTGCACAAATGGGACGGGGTGTAATTCTTCGTATTAATTCGGGCGGTGGGACTGATGAACGGACTATAATTCAAGAGATACACCCAGTTTCTACAGCTACTACAATAGGTTCCATTATTTATGATACTGGAACAACTGGTTTATGCTCAATTGTTTTGACTACTCCAGTTGAACAAGTTGATGTAAATGCAATGCTGTTGAACTCTACCTTAGTAACAGGACCAACAACAGGTCAATATTCTAGGATATTATCAGTTAATCGGGGCTCGGACGGAACTGTATCTCTTAGATGTTCAACAGTTGGGACTTGGGTAGCAGGGCATTCTGTTCAGCTTGTTGCTTCCTTTCGTGCATATTTTGCCAATAATCATGTTGGTGGGGAAGCAATTGGAGCCAATGCCGCTACATTCTCCTGCGCTGTAGGAACAACCACCTTAACAAGAACAGCAGCATTTGACTTCTCAATTATAGAAACTGGAGTTCCAGTAGGACCTGATGATTACATACACATCTCACTTCGCGCTGATGTTCCATCTAGCATTTCTGAGGGTAAGATATTATTCGACGTGGATCTTACGACTAATGACTTCACGCGTAATTTTTACTATAAGGCGTTTAGGTCTAACGATCTCACGCCGTCTGCGCGAAACTTGCAGACATTGGTGACTACCGGCCCTACCGTTGTAGCAAGAGAGATTATTGATACGTCATTAACTCAGGATGAATTTGCTCCTATAACTCTCTCACCTTATCAGGATATAGTAGAGACTCCTGTTGATACTACAGATTCTACCAGCCAGCAATTAGATTTGGGTGACGTGCAGTGGACGGAATTGGTATTCAAAGTTTCTGATTTGATTAGGGTTGGAACTGACTTTACACGTACACTAGCTAACATCGCGTCAATACGACTTCTATTGACGACGACTGCAACAGTAAACTTAGCAATTGATGACATTTGGATTGGTGGAGGTTATGGTCCTGATGTGGTCGAGCCTACCGGGTCACCATACATATATCGCTATCGGGCGCGTTCTAGCCAATCAGGCGCTAGAAGTAATGCATCGCCTCCATTTCGCGGCGGCGTATCGCCACGTCGCCAACGTGTAAGCATTACGCCCCCCGCATACGCATTAGCCCCAGCATCGGAAGCGGACGTGTTAGATATTGAACGTTTGGGCGGGGAAATCCCAACGTGGCATTATATTGGTACAGTGCCTAATGATGGTACAACGGCATGGATAGATAAAATGTCAGATGATATTGTTGCAGGATTGCCGAATCTCGGAGATGCATCATTTCAACCCTGGCTAACCATTGGGCTACCTGCTACGGGTAACACAACAGCAGTATCTGGAACTACTGTTAATGGAACTGGATTCAATACTGCTTGGGCACAAGGGACTGTATTACAAGTTAATGGAATTGCCTGCAACCTTTACCGGGTCATTTCTACTACGCGCTTGGAGGTTTATCAAAATCTAGGCACTATGACTGTGGTGCCGTGGGTGGTAGCTGAACCACAATTAGTAAGTCAACCACTTCCGTGCTTATGGATGTCGGAGGAGGATAATGTCTGGATGGGGTGTGGTGATCTTACTAATCCTGGTAGATTATACTGGTGTCAGCCAGGAACAGAGGGCATGAAAGAGAGAAATTGGAAGGATATTACTTCCCCTTCTGAACCACTGATGAATGGTGTCCATTATAATGGTAGGGATTATGTATGGTCAACCGAGAGAATGTTTCAATTACTCTCACGTCGTCTATCAGATGGGTCATTCACTTATGAAGCTCAGGAAATTCCTAATGGTAAAGGATTGTTTGCACGGTGGGCAATTACTTTAATTCCAGGCTCCGAGATTCAGTATTTAGCCAAAGATGGAATCTACACTACTGGAGGTGGAAGTCCTCGTTCACTAACGGATGAGTGGTTATACCCACTATTTCCTAAGGAGACACAAGCGGGAACTGCGACTAATGGTGTTCGTGCCCCGAACATTTCGGCAACTAACCAAGAGAGATTGAGATTAAATTTCTGCGCTGGATTTCTTTATTTTGACTATCTTGACGCCTCTAACAACCCTGGAACTTTATTATATGTACCAGAATCTGATGGTTGGTTCTACGACGTGTTTAGTACAGCAGCCGTATTCCATTATGGGGACGAAGGTCAGAATGTAAGAGCCATCTTCGTTGGGGATGCTTCTGGCGGGACTGGCAAAGTATACCAACTTACCGGAAATAGTGACGATGGAACTGCTATTGCTTGTGAAGGTTTAACTCCAAGTAGAGATCAAGGTGATGCGCGACTAAACAAGTATTATGGCGACATAATGATTGATTCTGATTGCAATGGAGTTTCTGTTACTTGGACTCCAGGAATCAACAATAATTCTAGCACTTTCACCCCTAAAGTGCTAAGTCATACGGGACGAGATCAAATTGCAGTTCCCCTTGGAACAACTTGGAAGACAGGTAGGAATATCTCTGCACGTTTCTCATTTAGTATAAGTACAGCAAATAAGCCATTACTTTACATCTGGGAACCACGATGGACATTTGAAAGTGCTCCCATTAAGGCTATTGCTTGGGAGATTTCTCCTTCAACGTTGGGAATGGAGAACTTCAAACACTTTGGTATGGTTCGTATTACACGTATATCCTCAGTGGCTACTCCGCTGGTGGTAACGGTTGATGGGGTAGTCCAAGCTGCAGTGAATATCCCATCTAGTGGTGGAATATATGCTACTTACGTATTCAGACTTCCCGTCTATAAAGGTAAACTATTTCAATTACGTATAGCTCCCACAGATAATCTAACTGAGTGGAGACTAGATGGTAGAGATAGTTACCTTGAGGTTAAGCAGTGGGGAAGTGATGGACCCTATCATAAGATGCGTATGTTTAGTGACTTCAGTATGATTGAGGGCTAATGGGACAATATAGACCATCCTTCAATGATCTAACTAGCCTCGACAAGAAAAAAGTAGACGTCGAGCAGCTAGAGCGCGTCTTTAGAATAGTATTCGACCGTCTATATGAAACTCCCACAAGCATTGAGCAGGCAATCTTAGAAGCTGAGAAGAAACTTCCTTCTCTAATTAGAGAAAATGCTGAAGTTATCCAACGAAGTCTTCAGGCTGATGGTAATGCGCCACTTAATCTAACTTCGCTTCCAGGTATTCCTGCGCAGGTAAGTCAGATTATACAGGATACTCATGCTAATCGAATAGCTCTTTACCCAGCAGCTAACTACCCCAATACAGTTTTCTGGGAAACTGATAGATTAGTTCTGTATGTATCTGAAGCTGGAACGTGGAAGTACGTTTCTGGAGTTAACGTTAATACTTTTTCTAATCGTCCAGCTGATCTAGGGACAGGTGATGTAGGATTTCAGTTCTATGCATCAGATTTTACTGTTGGTTGGAGATGGAGTGGCACCGCATTTGAGTATAGATATGGAATTTATGAAAGAACTCAAGCTCAACTAGCTGCGTTGGCTGCGTTGCTGGCCGCAAGTGATGTTGGATTTCTCGTGGATGTTACAGATTATGAGCACATACTAAAGTGGACTGGTACAGCTTGGAGTTTTCAGGCTGGTGATGGTTCTGGTCATGTCGTGATGGGTAAGCCAGATGGTTCTGCACCTAATGGTGGTGTGTGGGGATTATGTGATGGGACGGCTTATACTGTACTTAATGGTGTTGGAACTACTAGTAACTTAACTACACAGAATCTAACCGGTGAGGTGTTCCTAAAGGGTGCAACTGCTGTTGCTGGACAGCAGGCAGCAGTACGAGCAACTTGGGAAGTAGCTGCAATTACAGACAACGCCAGTGCAGGTACTCCAGCAGGATCTATTGGAAACAACGATTCAAGCGTGGCAGTGCAATCTGGAGCGGGCACAACAGTAGCGGCTGACCCACACTCCCACTCATTCACAGGTAGTGCAATGGGAAATCATCAGCATGCATTAAGTGATGCCAATGCACAACTAAAGGTTCCAAGTGAAGCAAATGGTGGTTTACCGCTACGGATAAGTACAGTTTGGTATATAAGGAGATAGTTTAATGGAAGTTAAGGTTCTTGGTCCTAACGAATATGATGCTCTCAAAGAAACTCCTTCTGGGGAGGTTTTTACTCCAGATAATTGCATTGCTCTTGTAGCAATTGAGGGTGAAGAAGTAGTAGGCCGAATGACTTTAATGAACCTCATACATCTTGAGGGTTCGTGGATTAAGGACGGCCATAGGAATAGCCAGACATTACGCGCCCTTGAGCAAGCAATCTATGCTGAGGCTAAGCGTTTAGGGCTAACTTATATTCACTCATATGCTCCTACACCTGCGCACGAAACAATGCTGCAGCGTTCTGGTTGGAGTCGTATGCCATTAAGTGTTTGGGTTAAGGATCTACAGGAGGTCTAATGCCAGCTTTACCTGCAATAATCGGAGCCGCTGGTAGTATCTTTGGTGGTTTAGCTGCTAAAAAAGGTGGTCTTGGTGGACCTTCTCCTGAGACTAGTGCCTTAAATGAGCAGCAACTTGCCAATCTCAAATTAAGCAAGGATTGGGCAACTGATCTTTTCCCCCAGGGAAAATCTCTACTTGACCTCTCTAGATCAACGTATCAAGTCCCATTGAACTACTGGACAGGTCTTGCAGGAGGTAGCCGACAAGGCGCCACGTCAATATTAGCTCCTGAGATTCAACGTATTCAAGAGGGTGAACAAGCCTCCAATCAAGCGGCATCGAATATGTTTTCCCGCAGTGGTGGTTCGTCCACTTATATGCTTGATTCAATGTTTGCTCCACAAAGAGCTATTACAAGTATGCTGCAAACTGTAAGACCCCAAGCTATGAAGAGTTTGGCTGATCTGGCAGGGCAGTTTGCTAATACTGGTGAAGGACTTACACGTGATGCTTCTAGTCTATTGAGTAGCACTACTGCTGGCACGTCGTCAATGTCACGCACTTTAATGGAACAGGAAGAAATGAGACGGAAGGCTCAAACGGATATGGGTAAGTCTATTGGCGGCATCCTAGCAGATATTGTTAGGGGAATTACTACTGGTAAAGATAAGAATAAAGGCGTGTGGGTGTAGGAGGATAAATGGGCGCATTTGCTAGTGGATTGCTCGGGTCATATTCCGAAAGACTGCATGAGCATAATCTCCTTGATTTAGAGGACGAGATGAAGCGTCGTAAGATGCTTGCTGATACCCTTATTCGAAGAATTTCTGACCCTGAAGAACGCCCTGAAGCAAAAGAAGAATATGAGCAAAAACTACAAATCCTTCTAAGCACTCCTGGATCTAAATCACTGCCAAAGGGGCTAGACCAATTTTCTATTAATATAAAACCACAGGAAGGTAAGAGTCTGGCGAAAGCACCAGCCCAACCTGGAACTACACCAACTTTACCTAATATTCCTGGGGAAGCCCAAGGGTCAGCGGGAGCAGTATCTTCTTCTGCGCCGTCTCCAGGTGCAGGGTTAGGGATGCCGAGACTTCCAGAACCACCTTCTGAAGTCCCACGTAAATTTAGTCCAGCTGAAATGGGTCAAATGGCAGCAGCAGAAGCCTTGCCTAGATTGGAGCAAGCAAATAGACTTAAACTAGAGCAATCTGAAAATCAAGCTGAAGTACCAATAAATCTGGCACGTGACCTGTCAAAAGAAACGGGCATGTCTATCATGCAGGCCTATTTATTTTTGAAAGGCAAAACTGGTGCAGTCGCTGCGCCTAATGTTTTACTTAAGGATGGTACTATTAGTGGTTCCACTAGGGTAATTAATCCTGGGGATACTGCTAGATATTTCAAAGATGGCAAAGAAATTACTAATCTAGTAGTGAAAGAAGCTGGGTTGTCGAGTCCTCCAGGTGATAAGCCTGTAGTTGTTGGGGGAGAAGCTAGAGGAGTTGTAATTAATGGTAAGACTTGGTATGGCAGTGAAGAGAATATCCCTGAAGAAGTTAAACGTGCATTAGAAGCATTAAAGGCGCCTCCAGCTGATAAAGTAACTACTCGTACACAATATTTAGATACAGGAACTGAAAAAAGAAAAGTTACTACTAGTTCACGTACTTCAACTGTTGGTAGTAAGAAGGGACCTGTTAAAACTGAACCACCTCCTGGGATTACCAGTGGTCCTACTTCTTTGAGATCACCCGACGTGATTAAGAAGACTTATCCACTAACTTCATCCACAAGAACTAGAATGGAGACTGCTCCTAAAGTTATTTTTCTTGTTAATGAAGCTGACGAGATGGTTGATAAAATTGCATCAGATTTGGGTCCGGGTGAAGGTCGTTGGAGTAAATTCTGGGCTGGTGATGTTGGTGCAGAAAAGCCAGAATGGACCCGTTTCAAAACAAACACCAAATTTCTTTCAACGCTGCTTATGAATATGCACGTTGGTGCTCGCGGCTCTCAGAAATTGATGGAGCATTTCCAAGAACTTTATGATGCCGGCAAACAATCACCAGCAAATTTGAAAGCCGCATTTGCTGCAACTAGGCGCTATGCTGAATTTGTTGCAAAAAATCCTGATGCTGACCCGACTGATTTCTTAGATAAGGAGAAGTCACAAGCTAAAACTTTACTTACCCCAGAAAAACTTGAACGTGCTTTGCAAGCATTTAATGAAAGCCTTCCTAAAGGGGAACCTCGGTGGACCCTTACAAGGTTTAAGAATGATGCTATAGCTAAAGGGTATTACAAGGAAAAATAATGTCGTCCCCTAATTTTGCACTGCTTAGTAAACAGATAGAATCCGCACCCACTAAGACCAGACCTCCTGGTAGTGGACCTGATTTTGAGGAGCTTATTAAAGAAATTGAAAAGGAGCCAAGATCAGTAGGCGGATTTATCTCCAACGTAGGAACAAGTGGTATTAATTTTGCAGATAGTATTTATCAGTTGCTTAGGCATCCAATTGATACTGCTAAGGGAGTGGGCAAATTAGCTGTTGGCTTGGGGGAGAAAGCAATCTCACCTATTCTAACTGATCCTGATAATCCGACAGAAACTGAAGGTACTCAAATGGTGGATGCTTTGTTCAAGCACATGAGTGATAGATTTGGGGGAATTGAAAACCTCAAGAAAACTGCTTATGAAGATCCTATTGGTTTAGCAGCAGACTTTTCAGGTTTAATTAGTGGTGGGGGATCTCTAATTTCAAGGTCGGCTAGTCTTAGCAAGGTTGGTTCAGTAGTGTCTAAGGTAGGTACGTATAGTGATCCTATCCAGTTAGCAGTTCGAGGCACGGGTCAGGTTTTACGAGGCGCTGGTAGGGTTACTGGTGAAACAGTGGGTTTGGGTACTGCCGCACGTCAAGCATTTGCTAAGCATAGTGCTGACTTTACTAACGCGCTGAGAGGTAAAACTAAAGAGAAAGATATTCTTGAAACTGCTAAGAATGCATATTCTGCGGTTGCTAAGCAACGAAAAATTGATTATGAGTCTGGTTTAGGTACACTAGCTGGAGAAGTAGATAAGGTTCCTTCTCAGCGTGCGTTGGCTGATTCTTTTGGGAAGCATAAGATTAGTATTAGGGTATCTATGCCAGCTACAGATGAGGCTTCTATAGTAGGCGGTATTAAAATTAAGACAGTTAAACTCACTGACCCCGAAGATATATTTAACTTTATTGTTGAAAAGAAATTACCGGGGGGTATGGAATTACCTGCAAAGGCAAGCATTCGACCTTACTTCAAAGATTCCTCAATTCGCCACAGTGGATCAGATATGAGCCGAGTTAATGACGTGTTTAATGATATGCTCGATTGGAAATCTATGGACGCTAAGGATGCTGATAGGCTACGTCAAGGAATCCATGATCGTATTCCTCGACGTGAAGTCGAAGGAGCAGTACCTGTAGAAAATGCCGCTGCGGACATCACCAAAACCGTTCATAATGTATTAGAAGATTCTATAATGTCGGATGTTCCAGGATATTCTGATTTGGTACGGAGGTATAGGGAGTCTACTAAATTTCTTAGTGAGGTTAAGGATGATCTTTTAGGTCGATCAGATGGTGTAACATTTAAGAGATTACAGAATGCTGCTAAAGAGGATTCTGCTTATCAACAAATGTTAGAAGAGGCATTTACTACTAGGGCAGGCTCCAAATTAAGGGATCAGCTTGGTGGGTATGCTATGAAACAAATCAAACCTAAGTTTGCACATTTTGGATATGCTAGTATGCCTATTATGTATGCTATTATTCATGGTATTAACCCTGTTGTGTTAGCTTCCCTTGCCTTAACCTCACCTCGTATTTTAGGGGAAGTGGGTAGTCTGGTTGGTAAGACTTCCCGCGCAGTAAAGCCAGTAGTAAGTAAAGTAACAGCAGGAAAATACAGACCCCTAACTTATGTACCACCACCTCCTGAGGAACCAAAGTAATGGACATATACGAGCAATTGCGTCGTGATGAAGGCTTAAGGTTGAAACCATACCTTGACAGTGTGGGGAAAATGACTATCGGAGTGGGTAGAAATCTAACAGATAAAGGTATAACACAAGCTGAAGCTGATAGATTTTTATTTAACGACGTTGATGAAGTTTATGCAGGCCTTGAAGACGCGGGCTACGTTGGTGGGGTAAATGATGCACGTTATTATGTTCTTGTAAATATGGCCTTTAATATGGGTATTAATGGACTATTAGCATTTAAGAGAATGCTAGCAGCGTACAGGATAAGAGATTGGGAGACTGCTGCTACTGAAATGCTTGATAGTAAGTGGGCTACTCAAGTAGGCGCACGATCTGAGCGCCTGGCCCTGCAAATGAGGATGGGAGAATGGGTTTAATAAATCTTGACGCTATCGAAAAAGCTGGTAAAATGCTGCAGGAAAGAATTGATGTAGTTCCAGCTGCACAGGTAGCTAGAATTGCATCTAATTTAGAATTGATACTCTCAAACTTAGCTTCAATCACTTATGGATTACGATTGCTAGTAGATAAAGCTGTAAAGTTCTTTGATAAGGAGAATCAATAATGGGAAAATTTCTAGCATTGTTTCAGCTAATCCCAGTAATAATTAAAGCTGTCATTCAAATAGAGGAGTCTATTCCGTTATCCGGTGTCGGAGTGACTAAGATAGATTTGTTGGTAAATATCCTTAAGGCATTCTATGATGCCGAGGAGAGTATTCGTAAGGAATTTCCCTGGGATAAACTAAAATCCATAATTATGTCAGCTGTGAGTATAATTGTAACAGCTTTCAAATCCCTTGGAATTTTTAAGGGTAAGGAAACCGAATGATAGCCATGCTAATGTTTCTTTCCGATGCAGTTCCAGTAGCTGCGCCTCCTGAAGTAGCTAATCAGCTATCATTTGGTGTGATTGCTGTATGGCTATTGCAAGAGATGAAGAAGTCTAATCTTCCTATGTTTGCTTGGGTGAAATCTTCTAGTGATAGGATTAACCAATTTCTTAGTGCATTAAGCGCTATATTGGTTACAGGTGGTGTCCATTTCACTTACCACCAAGACGGTGACCAATTAATTATAACAGGCCTGATGGCATCATTTATGCATTATACTGCTGCTTTCATTCAGCAAGGTGCGTGGCAGGAAATGGTATATCGTCTAGCATTCAAATTGCCTGCTGACTTAATGACTACTCGTGTCACGCCCTCAACAACCATTACTATTCCTGTTGTTAAGGCTGAGGAAACAAAGGTCAATCCATGAACGAACAAGATGCAATTAGTCTACGTCACTATCTTGAAGACAAACTCAAGGTCTACATCAATCATCACGCGGAGGTCCATAAGTTAATTGATAAGGCTCTTGGAGAAGACAAGCAAACTATGAACCAACGTCTTGAAGGAATGAATGAATTTAGGGCGCAATTGAATGGTCAAGCGGCCACGTTTGTAACCAAAGATGAGGTTCGCCCACTTCAGCAGTTTGTAGATCGTTTCATTGGTATTGTTATAGGGGTTACTGTGCTAAATACCCTTATAACATATTTAATTGTAAAAGTTCTAACAAAATGAGGCATTAAAGTAAGCCTCATATTCAGGACTACCAACCTCAAAGCCGTATTTATTCTTAAAATAAGTTCTATTTTTGTCTGCCTGTTGTTGTATTCTCTTTACTTCTTCCACGCTAGCGTTCTTTAGCGTGCCTGACGCATAATGATAGAAGGGCAAATTGATACACTTTGCCACTATACCGAGCTTATGCATCCTACAGTGGTAGTCTGAGTCCTCACAGTATGCGCCCCTGAATTTCTCGTCGAATGGGCCTACCTTGTGGTAAACTTCACGCCTAATTAAGAAACAGCTGAAGTCAGGATGGGGGCGCGACTTAAATACATCCTTAGTCCAATTGAAATCTTCAATTGGCTCGTTCTGACCAACAGCAGTAACGAATCCTCCTCCATCTTGTAAGAGCGTGGAGTACGTTGAGGGTAGTAATTCTACGTCATTATTAACTACCAAACAGTACGAGTTACGTAGGAATACGTGCTGAAGTCCGTGATTCCAAGACTCTGCTACTGATAAGGGTGGACGCTGGAAACTTATTTGTAAATCATTCTGTGTCTGCAACCATTGTCCTGTTCCATCATTTGAATCATTATCTATAACTAAGATGGACGTAGCAATATCCTGCGCCCTGAAGGAAGTTATTGCCTTACGTGTTAGGTGTAGACCATTACGTAATGGGCAAAGTATGTAATTCATACTTCCTTCTTTCCATTAACTATAAAATAATTCTTATGGCACTTCCAGGCCTGAGTTTTTGTTTTTACAAAATGATCTATAGTTAGGACATTATCCACAAGTTTCCATTCAGCTCCGCAAGAGCATGGTGTAACCAAAGCAGTTCTTACTAATACTTTTAAGTGCCTGTTTTTTCCTGTCGGGTAATGTATATAGGCTTTTTTACTTAATTTCTTTAAGGTCATTTCATTCCTCTTTAATCATTTCAATTCCACAAATCCACCAATCCTGTGCAATATCAGCACCTTCTATTGTTCGTCCGCTGAACAGTTTTGGCTTTGCATTTAATACCTTCCCAACATAAGCCTTCAATGACGTCGTATCATACCCCCACTTATGCCTATCTGCTTCATCTCCCTGATAAGCGCCATAAACGTTAACCATAAACGTAAAGTCGTCTATCTCATGTACTAACCAGCGCTGAGCTATACGACGTAATTCAGGTACAAATATTAGCAAAGAACCTCCCTTTGCTAAAATGCGCCACGCTTCTTTTAGAACTCCATCAGCCTCACCGCAACCGAAATGCTCTAAGACATGGTGTAGCACAATAATTTCGGCAGCTCCATCGCCGAACATTGGCATTGAACTTATATCACATACAACGTCTGGGTCATGCGTATTCTGCACGTCTACGTTTATCCAGCCTTCTCCGAATTTTCGTTGTCCGCTTCCTAGATTTAACCTCATGGTTTTTCTCCAATGCATTTATGTCCTGGAAGTTGATGACAATCGCACATATCGCAGTAAGGTACCTCAATCCCTTCAGCGGCAGCTTCTAGGGCTTCAGCCCTATCTTTACCTACCAACTTTATAAGTTCTTCTGCAGTTAATTGTTTTATAAGTCTCATAATTTAGCCGCCTTAACTAACTTTACTAAAACTCCGCTCCCTTCAAATGGAGCCTCTGATTTGAAAAATGCCATACTTTTTATGTTCCACCCTTTCAAAAGTAAATTAACTTCCTCCCCTGACTTCAAGCGTAACCCGTTGTCAATTGGGTCGTGGTGAATTGGGTATACACTTGGAGCTTCTAGCCACATTATCCCCCCCTCTCTAAGTACACCATGACAATTATCCATTACTAACTTTGGATTCTCCACATGCTCAATCATGGACGTGCAAAAGATTATATCCCAGGCGTGGGTATAGGGCAATCCAACCTCGGCATTCCATTCTTCATGTGTTAAACCTTTAGGGAGATTATGAGTTTCTTTCTTCAAATCTACGTTAAGGATAGTACAACCTCTTTCTAGTAGAGGCTTAAGAATATTATTCCAAATCCAATGCTGATCGTCGTGGTAGTGTTCCCACGTGTTTGACCCAACGTTCAAAACAAACTTACCCTGAACGTTGGAAAGTAAACTGCCTAATAGAATAGAAGTTTCAGGAAACACGAATAGCCTCCCATAAAGGAATTAAAACCGATTCCTTTCCGGTTTCAGGATCGCTGAATCCTCCTGGTAGGTGAAGGGCGCATGGCCATGATTCCGTATGTGGATTGTATACTCTCCCCTGTTTAATTTCTAATTGTTTCAGTTCAAAGTAATTTGGTTCATTCACTCCGTGCCTTGATACCGAAGCCGTTTGGAATATATTACAGTTTACGTCCAAAAGAAATTCACTTTTGTTTAGCACGTTGTCTGCCCAGGCACGTTGAAGCCATCCCTGATCGTGATTTTCTTCTGGAAGATTCTCATAAATAGGACGAAGTTTGTCCCAGAGGTCTATCATGTAGGCTATTTCCCCCATAAATTGGCCCGCGCCAAGGTAACGCCAGGGATGGCCGGGGTCAGGGAATGTAATACCTAGTTCTCTGAAAGGGTAAGGTTGGTCCTCGCACGAAATCAAATATGGTGGGCGTCCTAAATTATCATATTTATCCTCTATTTCTATAGTATTTGCTAAGAAAAAACTATCTCGGCCGTCAGTATAAAAGCAGTAAATATAACCATCCTTTAACCACTGTTTAGCAGCTTTGCAGAATTCAGTTATTTTAATTTGCATCCAATCTATATAACTCCCACCTATTCCATAAGGCTGAAGGTTAATCCCATGAACTTTTGCTGATGCGTCTAATAATTTTAACATGCGTCGATTAGGAGCAACACAGGCTGTAGTATAGATAATCTTCATGGTTTAACCTTTACTAACAAAGAACCGCTCTTTGCTAACGTGTACCAGTTAGGAGTAAATACATTCACGCTTTGCACTACTACTGGATATTCTGGTAATGTATAATCATGGAAGCAAGCTAGCCCACCCTTAACTAAAAGAGGAAGGAACTTAGCACAATCAACGTCTACACCCCCTTCAGTGTGGTCGCCGTCTATGAATATTAGTGAGAATTTCATGTGTTCTATAAGAGCATCACATGAAGGTATCGGCAGCAAGTTACATTTATGGGGAAGATTAATTGTGTTTTTAATGAGCTCAGCCCTGCTAATAACATCCACCTTTCGCTCGGTATATCTATAATGATTCTGTACTAATCCATCAACAGAGCCACCATTGTGTAACCAAGAAGGTTCAATCATCACAACTGGCGCGTGTTGAGCTAGAAGGATAGTAGACTTCCCTTGAAAGGAACCAATCTCAAGGAATGACAAGTTTATGGGCGCAGCGAGGGCAGCACAATCCCATAGAAGCCTCCCATCCTCAATTGGTAAGTGTCCAGGAACTTGAGCCTTAGCCCAAACTTCATCGAAGGTCATTTGTTGCTCCTTTGTCCCATACTTGACTCGTACTGTTTGGCTATTGCTGAAGTGGGGTAAGCTATTCCTAACTTCAACCTAACTTCGTGTTCAATTTCGTCTCTTAACCTACATAACTTCTCTGCAGACAGGTAGTCAGTCCAAACAAAAGACTTATAGTCTCCTGGTTTGCCTTTGTAGTAAGCTGCATCCTGGAGGAAGTCTACGTCCTCACTGTACAGTCTGTCTTCATTAAACGTGTAGCAGTATGTATTTCCACCAATAGGTAGAGCATGGTCCCAATATGGCGTACCTGGATACTTGGTGATTACTGTAAGATCGAAATCGTCTGGGCGTTGTTCCAGAAGCCAATCTCTAGTATCTAGTATTGTATCTTCACTTTCCCCTGGATGGCCTGCACTCATTAGTGCCTTAACCTTCAGGCCGTGCTTGCGTGCGATATGTAACATCTTCGCGTTGTCTTCTCGTGTTGCTTTCTTATTTATATTATGGAGGATGCGTGGATTAGCCGACTCAAAACCACATAGTAACCACTCGAAGCCGGCTAGTTTAAGCGCAGCCGCCTGATCGTCATTAAATAGTTCGGCTTTGACAAAACCTCTCAGTTTCCAGGTAAATCTATACTTATCCCCTAACGCTTTAATGGCTTGCATTAGAGGAATCATTTGAGGATTGACGTTTAACTCGTCGTCGTTTAGCATCATGGCCTTTACCCCATACGTCTGGTGTAAATGCTCCATTTCAGCAATGACGTTCTCTGTTGTCCTTAACCTAATACGCCGTAGCATATATGATTCTCGTCCACCACAAAAACCACAAGCGAATGGGCAACCTAGTTGAGCTACTACGTGCATTGCCCGTTCACCTTCAATCTCGTAGTGGTAGCTATTAGGGTCTATTAGTGTGCGATCTGGCCAAGGCGAGTCAGTGAAGCCCTGCGACGTTAGCCAGTGTTCTGATTTAGGATCGTCTGCGTCTATCAAATTATCTTTGCGAGAAAACCATCCTGTGGGGCCACTTATAGCTTGATGGATAGCATTCTCTCCGTCGCCTGTGACGACTACATTATAATGTCCTAGTAATCTTGTCAAGGAGGAGCATCCTCTACCTAGCTTAGCCCTTAGACGCTCACCCTTTGTCGCAGCATTAACTAGTGTCGCGTGGGGACCACCTAAAATTACTTTTGCTTCAGGTAATACCTCCCTAATGACCTTAGTAATCTTAATAGCTGCTGGCATTTGAGGAGTTGTTGCTGTCATGGCAAAGGTGGGAAGCTCACCTTTGTTCTTAAGGATGTTACAAATTACAGGTACCTCCTGTTCATAAGTGGATACCCCAGAGAAATCCCAATGATCTACATTATGACCTGCGTTTAACAATGATGCTCCAACTTTTAATATTCCAAGAGATGGGAATACCCTCTCATCCAATAGAAATCCACTTGGAGGTGTGATTAGTATTATGTTCATTTTCTCTCAATCAGAGTATCTTTTTCCCCAAAGTAACCAAATTCAGACATTACAATAAATTTACGTTTATCCAGTGGGGTCTGCTTATCCATCTTGAGAAAGTTTAGAATAAACGATTCACTTATTCTGGGGTTAATTTCCATTAGTGTTGCTCTTGGTTGTTTCACTTCAGGTGTCAGCAGTTTTTCGATGGACCTCAACCTCACAAACACCTCCATGGTAAAACGTCACGAAAATCATCATAAATTAACCTATGTCCTTGCTTATGCATTTCCTCATCGCTGCCCCATTTTGTACTTCGACACCACTTCAAATACTCCCCAGTAGTAGCAGTGAGTCCCCCATGGTGCATACATCGCACGCCGACTAGTCTTACTTTATATCCTAGTTGATGAGCCTTGCAGCATATCCAGTAGTCATAATTGTGGTGTGGTGGGTATCTGTCGACTGGCCATCCTCCTGCGCTGTCAAGCAACTCCCGGCGTACTATTAAGCAGAACCCGTCTAACACGGCTACTTCGCATGAACCTGCGAAGCGTGTACCATGATTCTCAGCATCATCAGTATTAGACATATAATCGGCGCGGGCTAATTGCTTATAGTCATAGGGGATTTTGTAGATGTTGTCTACTCCATGATTCTTTGCGCCCCCAAACCCGACGACGCCCACGCTTTCATCTTCAAACTCCTTTACTACACGTTCCTGCCAATCACTCTCATCAATAGTCACGTCATCGTGGATAAATGCTAGTATGTCTGCGCTGCTTTTCTCGTATCCTAATTGATAGCTTTGGATTACTCCCTTGTTATGTTGTTTATTATTAATAATAGTTACTGGGTAGTTAATTCTTATTTCCACACCAATTAAGTCGGTGTCACGCATCACCGGAACTATCACTTCTAGCTTCATCAATCCTCCCTGTTCGCATATATAAGGCTTGACCATCATCATAGTTAAATATAATGTCTATAGTATCGACAGTAGCTGGTATGCCTAGTTTCTCTACCAATTCAGCTATATAGGCCAGACCAGCAACTTCCCTTTCACGTTGGATTTTATCAGCGTGAAGTTTCTGTCTAAACTTGTCTAAGAAACTCATTTTAGTCCTTCTAGTATCCAGCGTTTCCAAGGAAACCAAAGATTCTTCCAGTCAAGATGTTCTACTGAGGCTCTACAATACTCAGGTTCTGGTTTTTCTTCTAATGTCTCCAGAATAACCTCAACAAAATCCTCAGGATTATAAATAGGGCGCAGACTATTGCCTAAACCCTCCACCCTCCAATTGCTAACGCCTACTAACCAATCTTTGTTGGGAATCAATTCTGCCTGCCCACCAAATTCCCCTGTAACTACTGGCACACCACACGATAGAGATTCAACCACGGGATAGCCAAATCCCTCTCCTAATGTTGGGAGTATTGTTAGATCACACGCGCTGTAGAGATATGACATTTCAGTATCCGAATATGGCGTGTCATATGTGACTTTAATCCAGTCATAAGCGTTATAATCTGCAATTAATGCCTGAATATTCCATGCATGAGAGCGTTGTAAAACATCAACATGACACCAGAATCGTACTGCTTGATTTTGACGGTGAAGCTCTGACATCGTCGCGAATGCCAATCCCCAATCCTTCCTAACTTGATTAGTCATGCAACAGCCCACCACTACGTCGTTTTCCCCAAAACCTAATGTCATTCTTCCAGCGGTACGCCCACGTGGCTGAAAGGTACTAGTATTTATTCCATGCGGAATATAATCACTTTCAAGTATTTTTGCACCGAAATGAGTATAGGCTAATTTCCTATCGTAGCCCTTCAGTGCCGCGCTGCTTAGCACCGATAATTTCCCATTAGGTCCGTGTGAATCAATTGGGAAATATCCCCAACGGCTAAATCTGCCACTTGTTAAAAATCTATATAGGTTGACAGGCAACGCTTCCTGTCGGGGACTGCCGAACCAATGGAGTCTAGACGCATCCCAGATGCTGAAGATGATACCTTTTTCAGTGCCTGCAAAGTCTTGCCAGACGCGCTCAATTAGAGCTTCTCCCCATTGGTAGGTTTCATCGAAATTGTATTGGACGAAAGGTAATTGTCTGCTGCCATGTCCTCCCCTACCTGAAAACCCAACACGAAACTCTGGTAGAGAAGATGTTAAGCAAGATAAATCTCTACCTATCCTAGCTAAACCTGTACGTAGGTCTGGACTGTCTCCGAGGAAAAGGATTGGAGTAATCATTTTGTTTTCCTAACATATCTCGAATCAAGACATTCTTGACAACATCGTTGAGGTTTAGGAGGTCTGACAGGACGTTTCAAACAGACAATACATATTCCCTCTTTACGTGCTGCCTCACGCTCTTTAGCCATCCACTTTGCTGAGGCTTGGCTCATACTTTTCCTCTTGTAGTTGATTTGACATGCGCGTCGTAGTGAGACCTTGGATTTTCCGGGTAAAAACTTTCTAAAAATGCGTAATTACATACATTATAAAGGTGCTCAATATTTCCGTTTTTGTGGTAGGCTCTAACTTCTAGTTCCATGCGACGCATATATCGTCGTTTAGGATTCATTCTTCCGTAACGCGCTGCGCCCACAGCCAACCGATTCGCAGCCTTTTGTATGAACTCAAGAAACTTTTTCCCTTTCCCAGGATCAAGTTTCTCGGTTATTTCAGCCCATTCAAACTTCAATGTCATTTCCCCTCCAATCTCGCTTCAAGCTCCATTAAATCTTCCCCAAAGTTTGGTTCTCCTTGGTAGACAGCTAATTTCAATTGCTTTCTAATGAACTCGACTATAGCCTCAGTCTTTCGATGTGTTTCTTCATCGAATTTCATCTCTACGTAGAATGGGACTATCATACTTTTATCTCTTTCCAGTTTTTAGGGACTGTACCCCTAATAATATTAGTGCACTTTTCTGAGCAGTGCTGGAAGTCATATAACTTTTGCTCCGGGAGAAGAAATGTAATATGGAGTCCCATCGCTTCTTCTGTTTTTGATTTCAAACATCCCGGGCACATAAATAATCCCTTTCCAAGTGATACGTAGCTTCTATGAACTTCAGTTATCATTTGACTCCTTTTCGAGTAACGTATGCCTCAAGCACGTGCAACTGAACTAATCTAGTTCCAGCTTCCATGCGCTTGACTGCTACATCATATTCGTCAGGGTTTATACTCCCATTAATAAAGCGTTCAGCTGCCACAATATACTTGGCATAAACTTCTCTTAAGTCTCTCCTCAAGTCTTCCACTTCTCACCCCCAAGAAATTCAGCAGCAGCTTCTTTCTCCAGCTTATACATTAACCCCTCTTTAGACTTGTGTACTTTAACTATGCCAGCTTGAGTTAGAGTCTCTGTTATTCTATCAAGGTCAAATGCATCAAAATGAGGCCAGCCTTTTCGCAGGAGAAGCTTCCTGCTGATTTCTTCATGCTTTAGCAGTAACCTAATTACGTCACTAATCTGCTGCGATAGGGCATTAGTCCCACCCTTCAACATTACCTTTCGCATTCCAGGCACGCATTCTTGACATACCTCCATTGATTCCTCCATATGTTTTTCCTCAACTATCAGATTAGTGCTTTCTGCGAGAGATATTAACATTGCAACTTTAAGCACTTGATCGTGTATGCGTTGAAGCGTTCCAGTTGGATCTTCTTTAGACCTAAGCTCGTCTTGTAGGGCTAGATACCAAGGGGAGTATAGCTTCTTAGCTTTCTCTGTAATTAAAATCTCACCAGCTAATTTAGATATCTCAACAAGGTATTTAGAGAATGGAGACAAGTCCAGCATCTCTGCCGGTTCCATTAAGTCATTAACTTTGGAAAGGGAATCTGCTTGAACAAAAAATGTTCGGGCAACGAACCCTCCCCCGTTTGCTGACTTCGGCAATGTCTCACTTAAATTTGTCTCATTAGACGCACCTAAGACTACAAGATATGGATTAATTAAGCGCCGCTGTTCCATTGCTAGAGTATTAACCCAACCATTTTCGTGAGCATTAGTATCATACAGGTCAGTAAGACAATAGACAGCAGCAGGGTCGTCGATGATGAAAGATGCATATTCCCCTGACGCAAGAAACGCCTGTGCATAGGTGTGTATCTTACCTGTTTCACTAGTCTTAGCGACGCTTAGCTCTTTTATGACTCCTTGTATCGAGACGCGTCCGCTTATGACGCGTATTACGTCGGCTTGCTCTACTAGATTCTTAGCAATTGATACAGGGAAGCCCTTCCGTAAACCGCTGCGCCCAATTAGAAATACGTAGATATTTGGATATAGCTTGTATAGTCCGCCTTTGTTTATCCAAACATTCTTCCTCATCACGGCAGATATCGCCGTGAGGGCAGACCAGTAGATATACTGTTTAGGACTCTCAGCCTTATCTGTTGCGTCTAGGAGGTCTTGAACCCAACTCAATTTGCTACCTCACTGAATTTGTAATCCTCTAAATCTTTCAAGTTAGTCCTCCCAATTTTGAAATCTGAAGGAATGATTATACTTCCTCTCGATAATGTACATCGCGCAAAGTCAATTGGCTCTTCCATGATAGTCTTAGCACATGGACAGAATAGGTCAACTATTTCTTCTCTAACCAGCGCAGTAAATGAGTCGTGGGATTCCATACAGAAAAACCAATGTTTGCCGTAGTAGGGAATCTCTGCCCGCATACGTAACATTGCACGTTTCAGCGCGTCGGGAATAGTAGATTGTGGTATCTGCGCGTAAGCCTCCTTGAAGATATCGTCGCCCCACTTGCCTAAGAATTGCCTTGGCCGACCAAACGGATTAATAATTACCCGGTTGTTATGGCCTAGTGCGTCTTGAATCTCTTTGTAGAACACGCCGCGTATATTAGGTGAGTTCTTATGGAATAGCTCTAATGCCTTACCTGCTTTCCATTCACTTACCTGCGCAGTTATTGCTAACCTATGTTTACCCCCATCATAATTTCCCATGTGACGTGTTATTTTACCCAACTGTCTCTGCGCGGTGGTCATCTTTGTTGGTGTTAAACCTGATTCTAACCAACTACCTGTTACTCTATGAATGTCATATTCTGGTAATTTGGTCTTGTCGAACATATCGAATAGGTGCAGAGCGTATTCATCACGTGCTAGAAGAGCCACTAACCTAGCTTCTGCCTGGGATTTATCAGCTTCGATGAATACATATCCAGGATCAGGTATTAGCATGGAGCGTAGATCAGCTCCAACATCGCTGAACTTTGTGAGGGTTTGAAATGCAATTCCTTCAGCCTCTGGAGTCAGAGGTGGCTTCAGCTTGGACGTAGTGGTACGACCAGTCTCTGTTCCACAGAAGTTAAATGAAGTGAAGAGACGTTTCACATTCCCTCGGTTTAGCCTTAATATAGGTTGAAATTGTTTTCTTTATTTTTCTCAGACTTAGTACCAATTCTATAATTCTACGTTTGCGACCATCCTTGACGACGTTATTGAGTAAGCTTTGTAGGGTATCTTCTCCAACATCTTTACGTAATGGTATTTTCAGATCGTGGAATAATAGAAGTGGAACTTGCTTCGTGTTAGAGTTTACGTTTATTTCATAGCCCACAAGCTGATCCAACTCAGCCTGCTGCTCGACGTCTTTTCCTTCATACTTCTTTAGAAGATCTTTTTGCCTTGCGTCGTCCCGTAACAAACCTATTTGATCCATCTCATAGTATAGCCTGTGCATAGGCATTATGTGACTGAAGAAAAAATCCAAATATCCAAGTTCCTCCATATCCTTATAAAGCACTTCATAGGCCTCATAAGTAGTGCAGGCATCTTTGTCACAGTATGTGAACACCCGTTCAATCTTATGCTTGTGCGGGTTAAAATCTTGATACTCATCTTTGTAATATGGTTCTCTTGTCAGGATTGACGTAATGAATTGCAGCTTCTTTGGTAATTCGGGGTAAACCACACTCATTGCCGCCATCGTATCGAACCAAGGGTCTGGGCATGGTAGGTGGCATATCTTACGTAATTTCCACTGGTCAAACTTGAAATTTTGTCCTATGATTTTAGGCTTCTTGTCACCCAGGAATTCTCGAAGAAGTTTCCACATACCAACAAGATCGTGCATAGCGACGCCCAATTCATTAGTAGCCGACATCGCGTTACGTAATGGTACGCATAATGCTTCATAGGAGTTAAATGCCAACGAAATACATAGTGGGATAGTGGAAGGTGATTCAATATCTGCTGATATCTTATCTAGGTGTTGGTGGCGGTTAAGAAATCTCCAAAGGTCTAGCTCTGACCGTGCAATCCCTAATAGTCTATCGGGCAAAAGCAGTTCTTTTGTCCGTGATTCTTCAACTGCCCGTTTGAAGTCAAGACCAATGTAGGTCAAATCTTTCCAGGACATCATAGCTCCACTATCACCTTCTTCTCCATGAAGGATTGATGCTGGATGAATTGTTGGAACTACTTTTGGCAAACCGTCTAGGCTATTTAATATACTACCTCGCCACTTCTTAATCCCTGTTTGCCCCGTAAGGGTCTTTAACGCAAGATTTCCTATTGCAAGTATGCAATTGGGGTTGATCGTATGTACTTCTTCCCATAGTTGTGGGGTAAAATCTGAAATCGATTTTCCCAATTCCCCAAGACGATGAAGTTTATTTCCCGGCGGACGAATCTTTACAACGTTGGTGAGATATAATTCGTCCCTTCGCGCCCCCGCTTTATGTATTAAATCGTCAACCATACGCCCTGTTGGGCCGGCAAATGGATAACCTTTTTCCTCCTCGTGTTTACCAGGAGCTTCCCCTACAAGCATCAGTTTTGCTTGTGGATTTCCTCGACCTGCTACGTAGATCATAGTGGCCTGTAGCGCTTGAAGAACATCCAACTACTCACCACCGCGACTAATTCCCAACCATCTTTTCCCTTCTCGTTGAGCGTGTCTTCGACATCTTTTAGGTGTGGACTAACAAAACCTGCAATTTTATATTCCCACATTGGCATTTTCATAAGTCTTCTTTCTCCTTAGTCTATCTTCAATTAAATGACAATCCACGCACAAAAGAAGAACATCTTTTGTACGCTCATGACCAAACGTATTATAGTGCTTATGATGTAATTGTAAAGGACGAGTGGTACTTTTACAACGTTGACATTTTCTACCACGCTTAGCTATAACCCTTTCACGTAACCTTTTCCACTTTTTTGATGCTATATACTTACGATATTCTGGTGTTAAATCTTTATTGTCTTCCCTTAGGTCAGCTTCTTTGAAGGTGAATTTCATCTAATTATTTGGGAATAACTTCTTAAAACAATAATCACAAATTATTACATTTTCCTCTGGGTTCTTAGAAGCATTTACAGTCCCAAACATTTGCTGTGCTTCCTTGTCTGCTTCCTCATCATCCCAGCCTTTCTCGTAAGTATTTCCACAAGCCTTGCAGGTATAAGTATTACTCAAAGTAAACTCCTTGAGGAATTTCTTTCCTAATATATTCGGCGCCTGGTACTAATTCACCAGTGGAATTAGTCAAACCAGTATTTACCACCACGGCGGGACGAATCTTCCCAACGCGAAAGCCTGCTGCGTCTATTTTATTACAAAATGCTTGATCGTGCTCTTTCTCCTCAACTAAAGGACCAAATCTATCCCAGGTGCGCCATTCCATGAACCATGATTGGCTGCTTAGTGCTGAATTTGTTATCATTTTTCCACTACACTCTTGACCATCACCAAAAGCTATTTCTTTAACTTGTAATGGCTGATGGAATGGATGATTGTACCCACCAATTACTGCGAATCCTGCACGTTTAGCTTCGGGCCAAATATCAAGCAGAGCCTCTAACCAACCTGGATGGAAGTAGCAGTCGTTGTCTGTACAGTAGAGGAAATTACCTCTGTCCTTAACAGCATTAATTGCTTGGTTTCGAGTTACTCCTGCGTTCTTGGAAGGGGTGTCATTATGAATAAGATTTACTTCCCAACCCCTACTAATCATTAAATTACAGCAGGTTTCTAACAAACCAACAACCTCAAATGAACTACCATCATCAACTATCGTTAAGTCTGCCTTGACGTTAGTAGACAACATACTCATTAGAGTCTGTGTCACTAATAGTGGTCTATCACGTGTGATTAATGTTATGTTTACTTTCATTGTTTACCTTCGCAGGCTTTGGGTATACCTAAAATTGTAAGTAAATCGTCAACAAATAAATCCAATTGAGGTCCCATAACTGGACCTTTAGGAACATTTAATTGTGTTGTTTCTGGATTATTAGATGCAAATGCTCTCACGCGCATTAGAGCTTTACGCAGCTCAAATTGTTGACTAGTAGACAAGTGAATCATTTGTTTAGCCCTCTTATAGCCTCCACTGCGGCTGCGATGGCTTGGGTTTTCCTACTACCTGTAGGCCCTGTGACTGAAATTTCTATTTTCAGTGGACCATCCTTACCACGCCATATCTGGACAGCTGGTATTTTTATTTCACTTTGTGGATAATCATAAAAACAACCACCAAACTTTTTAACAGCTTTTAATCTTTTAGACATTATTTGTTCAGCCTCCGAACGATTCCATCATGGAATTTGTAGTCTCTCTCAACCCCCACGTATGAACGGCCTAAATTCTTGGCCGCCTCAAGGGTTACACCACTCCCCGCGAAAGGATCAAGGACTGTTGAATTGTCAAACGTGCATTGTTTTAGGATCTTCTCTAGTAGTCCAGTAGGTTTCTCATTAGGGTGTATTAACTTAACAGGTGGAACCACTGGATAAGTGAAGATTGACGACATCTGACGATGCTCAGACAGCGCGGGGGAACCTTTAACTGCTAATAGGATAGGCTCATAATCACGTCCATACTCCCACGAACGTAAGCCGTGACTAAACATATTAGTCTTAACCCAAATGAGGGGAAATCCTTGTACGATGAACCCAAAACGGGGTAGTTCGTTCTGGTAAATAAAGAAATCAGGTGTACTAACGAACATATATAAGAATGCATTTGGTCTTAGCAACCTATACACTTCTTTGAATACTGCAAGGGTAAGATCGTCTTTGCGAAGTTTGTCATCCTTGTAATCCATCCAAGGCGGATCAGTAATACAGGCATCGAACCTGGCACTTTCTAGGTGGGAAAGCACTTCTCCCGACTCACCCAAATAGATTTGATTCTCTGCCTTCGGCGCAATATCAGCAACCATGCGTTGCTCGATACGCTTTGCTTCTTCCTTGACTAATTTCATTGCTGTGGTTTTATCTTGGACATTGCGTAAAGAGGGGTCCTTTACGATTGCCTCTGCTAAGCGAAGGTCCTCACTTATAACACCAAGAGCCGTATTTAGTTCTTTGGCTGTGTCACGCAATGACCAGCCTTCCTTACCGCGCCCGACTGTAGCCTTACCAAATTGCCTCTGTCTTAGATCATGCAGGGCTTTCTCCATTTCCACTTCTTCATACCAGGGCATGTTGTGTCGACGTATGTTCTCATGGATATGTAACTCCAGACTTTCGTCTGCGGTTAAGTTTTTGGGAACTACTAACGCGTCAATATGTTCCCACTTTGATATCCTGTGAGCTTCGAGTCTGTGCCGACCTGCAATAAGTTTGAATCGACCACCTTCAACAGATTCGACGGTGATACGATGGAGCATCCCGTTGTCATTTATCGACGAGATTAGACCCTGAACTACGTCCTCTAACACGGGTTTAGCTGGATCAAAGTCTATTTTAGCCACTAGAATTTTTTGCTCTGTTCCTATCATTTTACTCCTTGGAATTGAGCAGGCTTCGCACCTGCTTGGCCGCAATTAGGCATCGGCTTATGCCTTACTTCTACTCCTCCTCAGAAGGAATATCTACTTCTTCTAGAAGAGTCCCGTCAATTGGAGAATACTTCATTTGGTCGTAGGTGACCGTTCCAAATTCAAGGTCGATGTCTTCATCTTCCCTGACCTCAAAGTCACCATTTGCACTGACTTTCTTTTTCATAGGTTTTCTCCTTAAGCAGCTTTGAGTGGCCTCCAATCAGCAATCTCATTGAAGTCATTGCCTTTGTTTGACTTGCTGTTCTTGATATAGGCTTCAAGTTTTTTACCGACCAACTTCTGGTCGAAATTGACTTCGAGGCCTGCCTTCACCGTTGCCCCCAAAGCAGAAACGAAGTTCTTAGCGAATCCAGGCGCATTCTCGTAATACCGAATGTTTACTGGAATTCCCTTGTAAGGGCCGTCGTTAAGAATTTTAACGGTGATTTCTGTTCCTGACACACCAGTAGAAGCAGTGATATCTTCTACTGAGCTAATTTCAACTGCATACCAGTAAGGCTTAACCAGCGTTCCTCTGAGGATGTCCTCTTCTGAAAATGTAAATCTCATTGTTTGTTTTGTCCTTTTTTGGTTTTTGGTTTGTGGTTTGTTTTCTTTCGTTACACAGTGTAACGCAGAACTTTACGCGAAAGGTTCGTTCGCGGCATAGGGAGTCTTAATGTACTTCTGGAGAATTTCATAAAAATTCTTGTTTGTCCATTCAATTACTGGTGGAAGACCCAATACAGTGCCTGCCCAATCGTCTGCACTATAGGAGGTTCTGGCTAGGAACTTAGGCGCGACATTGCTGAATGCCTCAGACTCCACGTGGAAATGATAAGCCTCATCAAACATTGTTGGTAAATATGCAGCAATTCCCTTTGCGCCTGTCATTAGTCTCCGACTAACCGTTGTAGTTCCTGCTATAATATTGTTTCTTTCAACAGAAATGACGTGAGCTTCGAGAATGACGTGGCATGGGAGTGCTTTTAGGCCTTCAACTATACGTGACAGTCCCCTAAATTCAACTCCCCAATCAGAGACGTCTGTTAGTGGAATGTTACCACGTGTTAGTCCGCCCTTATCCTTTTTCTTTGAATCTTCACCTGTTGTTGCGCCCCTAAACTTCAAACTATATTCAATACACAAATTTGCTAGTGAAGTCAGGGAGGATACAACGACAGTTCCATAGTCACATCTTTTATTAAGGTCTTCAATCTTCTTACACACCTCCCAAAAATCTGTGAATGTATCATATTCAATAGACTTGCCTGGGAAGGCTCTTACAAGGGATCTTATGCGTCCGTCACAGTCTATGAAGTAAGGTTCGGGGAAACTACCAGACGCTACAGTTTTGCCTGTCTTTGGCTCTCCCTTGAATATGCAGAACAGTCTATCACCTAATACTATATCTTTAGTGTTCATTTTGACCTTTGTTTTTCATTGCGCCGTTGGGTCATTGCTTCGATTCCTCTATGCATGCTTAAAATTGCACAGGAAAAGAAGAAAAAGGAAGAGGATAGCTGCTTCCACGAGTGAGCGTACTTCAGATCCGTGCAAGATGGGCCTACCCCATCCATCGTAGGTTCCGTCCTCAAGGAAAAAGTGCTCGGTCCCGTCCGCTGAAACAATCATCTTGGACTTTCCCGACAGTGGGAATGTCAAGGATAGTGTTTCTACTGAGCCATCATTGCGAACAACTTTTATTTTCACTTACGCTTCTCCTTTATCTTCGTACCTGACGTGGGTTTTGGTTTTGCACATAACCACAATGCATTCTCCAGATTCGGATTCGGTACAGATGTGCGGCTTCCCATCACTGAACCCCATCCAGAACAGCCTTGTAAACACCTTGCGCTTTTTTTCATGGCTCCAACTTTCCCCCGGTCGCTAGGAACGCGGCCACGGATGAGGCTTCAAATTCGGTGGGGGCTTCGGCCATAAGCGACTTCAGGGCGTGCAGTTGGTCTTCTGGGGTTCCCTTGTTGATAGGCTTCCAAAATGAAGCAGTGTACCTGCCTACGCCCCAACCCAAGCCCCAATACCACCCCATATCCTGCATCTTCTCCCTGACCATCGCGGCCTGGGCGGGGTCGGAGCAGGGGTGCCATGACTTCGCTGAAGACACCCACGTTAGCTTTTGAGCATGCTGGCGCTCCGTAACGAGCGCATTCAGCCGCTCCGTATAATTTCCTGTGTCATAGAGCTTAAGAGATTGCCATCCCATCACCACTTCCACAAGGTGCCGCTCGATCTTGGCGATTTGCTCAGGATTTAACATTGTTTTTCTCCCACTCATTTAGGGCTGTGCTTAGGGCCAATAACTCTGACGTGGGAGGACTTTTCCTATTTCCCGCCAAATACAGCCCTAGTTCGTCTTTCAAATCCGTCGCCGCAAGGAAAAGTCTTCCCATCCGTCGCCGCAAGTTAGCGTAATACTGGTCGATAATCGGCTTGGTCCCGTCGTATAGTGGAACTTTGCCGGATGACTTCTGTTCGTTACTAATTGCACCTTCCACAGCCTTCGGGGCGTGCTTGGCTGCGTCAATCGCTTTTTGAAGATCAGACTGAAGCATGGCCACAGCGGTTTCCAGAACCATTTCCGGCGCACCGAGCAGACATTCGGACCACTCGTCAGGGTGTTTCAAGTGTCTCTCCGCAGCCTCAATCCACTCTGGCACCGCAGGCGGGGGAGGTTGGAGGCAGGGAATAAACTCTTTGATGATTCGCTCAGATTCCAGTGGGCCAGCATTCATAAACAACTCCTCGCAGACGTTATGCTGTCCCTCCACCCTCCCC